TAGACATTACGGGAGAGTATAACAGTCAATTATTATTTTACCTGTCTAATAAGGTTATAAATTTATATGATTTAATAACGGATTATGCAAAATGACAAGTGAAGAAAAGATTAGACACATAAAAAAAGTCATGTCCTACTTACACATTAAAAAAAAACAATACTGGATAGACCGCATTGCAAAGGCTAAGACGCTTGATGCAAAGGTTTATATAGCAGAAAAAATTAAAATGGATGATTTAGGTGTATAATACAATACAGCAGGCTGTTGACTATGCCTATCAAAACAAAATGAGGCTTTTGATTGAAGTCGAGCCGGATAATAAGCGTATATTTGTTTACTGCGATGAATTTAATGTAACTGATTTTGCTAGCATATTAAGACCAATTAAAAAGATAACTAAAATAAACTATGTAACTACTAACCAGTTTATTAAATATGAGTATTACCCAAAATGTGTTAAGTTGGAAGTAAGTAAAGGTAAAGTACAGTTAAGGTTTTGGAGAACTTACAATATTGATTTAGTTGAAACACCCGATAAAGACATTTACTTTGTTGACAGGAATAGGGCTTTTTTGCCGAATGAAAAAGAAATGCTAATTGAGCTTATAAGTAAGATAGACTTTAAGCAGAATACACTTGAAAAAATACAAGAATTGTTTTATAATGATGAACGGATTAAAAACTACCAGTTGCAAGAATTAGAGATTAACCTATACAATCACTTTGGAGTGATATTTTACAAATGATTTTAACACACATAATTTGCTTTATATTATTATGGATTCTATATTTTATTTTAGACTATGCTGTATTTAGTGCGTTGAATAAGTTTATATTGCTAAAATATACAGATATTAGGGATTTCATTTGATGTATATTAAATGCCCGTATTGTCAAGCAGAGTATAACGACTCAATGAAACTTTATAATGGCGATATCTCAGAGTCTACACTATGTATACTTAATGGATTGAGATATGCGGAGCTTATGCTAAAGAGGGTACGGTTTATTACGTTCGATAATAATATATATGAATGCCCTGAATGTGGAGTAACATTTGATAATAAACTGGATTTAGTTTTATTGAGGGATAAGTGGGTGACAAAAAAGGAATTCATAGAGTTTCATAATTTATGATGTATAAATGCAAAGAGTGTAACAACACAATAAACATAGATGATAAAAACGGCTTCCTTTTCTGGAAGTATTCTAAAAGGAGAGACCCTTGAAATATGAAATTAAGCAGTTAATAATTGGGGATCAAATTATAGATAATTTTAACGCCAATGACGATGATATCCTATTAGAAAATAATGGTATTTTTGAGTTTAAGCTTGGTTTTGAAAATGCAAGAAAATATTTAATCCTTAGCCAGATATTGCATGTTAAGGAAATAAAATGAACTATACAAAACTAAATGCTTTTAACGAGTATTGTAAATCAATCCCAGAATACAACAAAGTAAAGCCGAGTCAAGTAATAATAATCTGGAAGTCTTATAAATGGAAAATGTATTGGATAGGATGTATTATAGGAATTATATTGTATAAAATGGGGATCCGATTTAATGAAAATAAGCTACACGGACAGGCTAAAAAGCCTTAAAGAGGTAAATAAATATATAGAGCTTTATTCAATCCCCACCGCAGAGTCATGTATCGATTTTATAAATCGGTTTGTGTTTACATATGACCCTAGAAAGCAAGAACAAAACATTCCCTTTGAGTTATTCCCAAAACAAGAGGAGCTTATTAGGTGGTTATGGAAACTTTACATTGACAAAGATAAGGGTGCGATAGATAAGGCGAGAGATGTTGGTGCGACGTGGTGTTTTTTAGCATTTTCAGTATGGATGTTTTTATTCCAAAATAGATCAATAAACTTATACAGCTATAAAGCGGATGCGGTGGACCGTAAAGGAGATATGAACTCTCTTTTCGGAAAAGTAAACTTTATATTAAAATATTTGCCTGCCGAAATGATAAAAGGCGTTATTTCTACTTATATGCTTATTCGTAGAGGTGATGCTGCTATATCTGGTCTATGCGGCGATGAACCCAGAGGTGGAAGGGCGTCAGTTTTACTAAAAGATGAAAGTGCGTTCTACGAACAAGCTGAGAAAGTAGAAGCTGCATTGTCTGAGTTTGCAGATTGTATAATCGATGTTTCAACACATGCCGGAACTAATACAATTTTCTATAACAAGGTTACTTCAGGTGCTATACCGATTTTTATTTTTGAATGGCTTGACAATCCATTACACACAAAAGAACTATATGATAAGAAAAAAGCAATAGCTCAAGCAGAGGGTATGCTTCATGTATTTGCAAGAGAAATTGATCGTAACCCTATGGCATCTATTGAAAACGTGGTTTTCCCGAACGAATATGTGATTAGTGTTAGAAAGTGTGATTATGTAGAAACTGGATTAAGGCGAGCGGGTCTTGATATTGCAGATGAAGGTCAGGATACAAACGCTCTTTGTGTTATGGATGGCAATGAGCTTTTTTATCTTGATGAGTGGTCTAATTTAGATGTAGTTGAAACTGCAAAAAAGGCATTTTGGAAATGTGTTGAGTTAGAAGTTGAAGTAATGCAATATGACTGTATTGGTTTGGGCGCAGGGACGAAAGGGATAATAAGAGACCTACAAGATCCATTTAAAGTAAAGCAGAAAGAAATTAACTCTAAGCTAAAGGAACTTAAAGAAGATCAAAAAGAAGAGATTGAAAAATTAACAAAAGAATTAAAACGAGTAAACATAATTGCTAACATGAAAATTAAGGGGTTTAACGCTGGGAGTAGACCTCTTAATCCCGATGGCATAGAATACGGGGATAAAACTAATAAAGAACTATTTGAAAATATAAAGGCTCAGGTTTGCTTTAAGCTAAGAACAATGTTTATGAATACACACAAATACATGAATAATGAAGACCATGATAAGCGTAAAATACTATCATTTAAAAACTTTTCTGATAATATATTATTTAATAAGTTTGTGAGGGAAATATCACAGCCTCAGCATAAGTTGTCATTATCAGGCAAGATCATAATTGACAAGAAGCCAAAGGGTGCTAAATCACCTAACTTGTTTGACAGCTTACAAATTTGCCTAGCCGATGTTGAGGAAGAATGGATAAATTGGTCAATATTATAACTTTTTATTTGACATTGACTTACTTATAGTTTATATTAAAAAAAGTGTAAGTTTGTTTGACATACACTTTAAAAATCCGAATAAAATAAGTAGGTAAAAAATGGGTAGATTAGTAGACGCTATTACAGCGGATATCGTAAAACAGCACGGCATAGTTCCAAATAATGTATTTTTTCTTGATCCAGTTGATGGATATACGACAGGTGATGGCACGTTACAAAAGCCATATAAGACTTTAGCCGCAGCTTATGCAGCATGTACTACAGAAAAAAATGACTGTATCGTATGGATTGGCAAAAACGATTCAAGTAAGCAAGAGCTTACAGCCGGCTTTACATGGGCAAAGAATGCAACGCATTTACTCGGTTATTGTGCAGATGTATTAGAGGGTAAGCGCTGTAGAATTACACAGCTATCAACTTTAACAGGGGCAACTCTATTAACAGTTAGTGGGGCTAATAACATTTTTGCAAATATTAGAATCAATCAGGGCGTAGCAGATGCGACAAGTCTTGTGAACGTTCTTGTATCAGGAATAAGGAATAGGTTTAAAAATTGTGAGTTTGCAGGCATAGGCAATGCAACACAGAGCGCAGCTGGATCAGCATCTTTAAAGATTGACGGAGGGGCAGAGAACTTATTTACAGATTGTGTTATCGGTCTTGATACAATTGAAAGAGACGCAGACGCAACTGAAATACTTTTAGATAGTGCAGCAACTAGAAACACGTTTAGAAATTGTATAATTAAGTCATACATTTCAGCAGCAGGATTTGCAAGTGTTACTATTGCAGATGGTACAGGAATAGATCGATCTTTAATTTTCCAGAATTGTTTATTTATGACAGATTCAACCAATAGAGCCGTTTCACAAACACAGGTATTTAGCATACCTGCAATTGTTCAAGGCGAAATTGTTCTTGATAAATGTTCGTATTTGACACACGGAGATACAGGAGTATGGTGTAGCGATGCTAGAGCTATTATATTTAATAACTCTCCGGCAGCAGCAGCAACAGGCGCAGGCGGTGAATGTACAACTTTATAATTATTTATTTTATATTGCCCTCTTGTTTAGAGGGCTTTATTAAGTAAATAAGGTGAATAAATGAAAATATTAGATAAAGTTGCCTCATGGGCTGGATATGAGAAAAAAACAAGTTCTACTGAGGCAAGAGTAGCAATAGCCGATCTAAGACAAATGTTTGATACTGGGTTGTCGCCTCAAACTGCTTTTTGGCTATGGGCAAAGAGCGATAGCGTCGGTGATGCGATTGACCGTATTGCAGACGACTTTGCACAAATTAGACCTGTTTTAATAGATAAAAAAACTAAAGAGATAACACAAGATCATCCCGCTATTGACTTGATTGAGATTCCACAATTTGGAGCGTCTGGAGGCAGGCTAAAGAGAGAACTTGCCGTTTCGTTCTTGGCGAGCGGTGAATGTTACCCTGTTCTAACAGGCAATGTAAATTATGAGCCTTCAGGAATGTATCAAGTTTATGCTTGTAATGCTTCACCTGTTGATGGTGAGGACGGATATATACTTGACATTATTTTTTCAGCATTAAATGATATGGGAACATATAAACGCGAGACCAATTATAAGCGCGGTATGCTTGTCTATCAAAGAGAAAACGATCTCGCAGAGACGATAATGATAAAAGGGTCTAGCAGAAATTACGGCAATAGAGGTCAGTCTAAGCTAGAGCGTATATATTATCAAGCAATGACAAAATATTACGGGAATATTCACAATACAGGACTGTTAAAGAACGCCTCGCGCCCGGGCGGTCTATGGAGTCCTGCAAACGCTAGTCTAAGTCAAGATCAATACGAAAAGTTTAAAGAAGAAGTCGCTAATTTTCAAGGGGCATATAGCGCAGGCAAAGATGTAGTTGCTCCACAGCCGATAAAATATGAGAATTTTTTACTTAATCCAAGAGACATGGATTTTGTCAATCTAATTGAATCAAGCCGAGTTGAAATATACGGACAATATAAAATACCTTTGCCATTAGTTGTAACTAAGACAATGACACTTAATAATTATGCAAATTCAGTATTAGCTTTTTATGACTTTGCAGTAATGCCAGTTGGTAAGTATTTATTTGGTGAGATGGGCAGATTTATATTACCTCGTTATAAAGACGGCGATAGATTTGTAATGTCGATTGATGAACGTGATATATCGGCGTTGAAAGAAAGAATGATGGAGAGAGCCAAGTCGATGGCTCAATCAAATGTATTCAGCGATAATGAAATTAGAACTGAGGCAGGATATGAGGCCTATGAAGGCGGGGACGCCATCTATAAACCGGCAATGCTTACACCGATTGGAGAAGATACCTATACAGATGACAACAGAAGGAGCTAGTTATGGTTGAGAAGAAAACATGGCGAGAATTTAGAAAATCAGGATTGTTGTTTTTTATAAATCAAATACTTCATGTTTTTGGGTGGGCAATAGTAATTGATTTTGAAAGCTACGAAAAAAATACAGACGATGGAATTATTAAAGAAGTCTACCCTGCCCGTGTTAAATTTAGAGGCTTTGATGAAAAATCAATTGATGAAGGCTATAAAAAAGTAACACATTATTTAAAAGAGAATATTGATAATTTAATAAATGATCTAGATGATTAAATATGAAATAAAAGATTACAACTTTGATAATCTTATAAATATAGAAGTCAATCCAAAGTCATTAAAAGATTATGACTTTGTAATTGAAGCTCTTAGACATAATGAAATAAAAAGGGTTGTTAGTAAGCGTGATTTTATTGCACAGCAAGGCGTTAAACATTTAAGGCAAAAGTTGGAACTCGAAAGAGCGTTTATTCCTGAGTTAAAGCAATACTTTAAAAAGCAAATGGCTTTAATCAAAAAAAAAGAGCCTAATATATTGACAATACAGCCTTGTCTTGAAGTTCATTACATGAATGTCGCTAAGAAGATTGTAGGTAAAGAGATAAAACAGCAAAGCCTTGATGATACGGTAAAAATGCTTATCGAAAGTAAAATAAAAAAGCAGTCCGGAATAATAGACGGAACGACTAATGAAGAAATAGAAAATTCCGTAAACATGGCAAGAGAACAACTTGCTAATGAGGGGAATTTCAGTCCGAGCCAAGCTGTATTATACATGATTGCAGCTAAGATTTTTTTAAATCGAGTGCAGGGTAGAATACAAGGCATCGCAACGACTGAAACTCAAGGTATGTATGAAGCGTTAAGGGCTTCGTTAGTGCAAAATGCAAATAATGAATTGACGGATGTAATCGTCGAGGGTAACCGCTCAAGAGCAAGAGAAATTGCAGATTTAACCGAGTCTTATACTCACATGCAGATTGCCGATAGCTTGGAAAAGCCTAGACAGGATAATAGAGTGTTATTTGCTTTAATTGCTCTTGCCATGAAGCAATGGCTTACTATGGGTGATTTAAAAGTACGTCGGTGGCATCAAGAAGCTAACGGACAAACTGTGGCGGTAACAATGGCTTTTATGGTAATGGGTGAAATGTTACAATATCCGGGTGATCCGAATGGAAGTGCAAAAAATATTGTATATTGTAGATGTAGTGTAGTGTATTTATAAAATAATTGTTGACTTAATGTCATAATGGTTGTAAAATGCTAAAAGAGATTGAAGATAAATATATAAACATTACTAAGAAATTAGTATGGGAGTTGAGGGAAAAAGGTCTTAACGTAAACAGTATAAAAGTTACAATTGACGGCAACGAAGCCCGTGATAATTATACGGTTAAGACAGAACATAATTTATAGTATTTAATTTAGAATAACAATAGACGATGAAAAGGCTTGTTATTTGATAGGGGAACTATCAAATAACAAGCCTTTTTTTTGTTTTAAGGAGAAACAATGATATTAAATATATCAGGGTATAAAGTTTTAATTGACGATAAAGATTATGATTTGGTCAAAGATTATAAATGGTATGTTTATATAAATAAAAGTGGTTATAAAAGAATCATTGCAAAGAAGAAAAATAAAAATATAAGTTTTGCAAGGACAATAATGATCCCTAATCTAAATGAAGAAGTGGATCATATAAATCATAATACTTTAGACAACAGAAGATGTAATTTAAGAATATGTACTCATCAAGAAAATTGTTATAATTTAAAAACACGAAAAGATAATAGTTTGGGAGTTAAAGGATTATGGTTTAATAAAAAAACTAATAAATATGTAGCCGTAATAAGAACAAACGGAAAAAAAGTTTTTCAAAAATATTTTAATAATATATCAGACGCTAAAAGAGAATATGATAAAAAAGCAAAAGAAATATTTAAAGAATTTGCCTGTTTGAATTAATTATAGGGGGGGGGTAAAGATGGAATATACAATAGCTCCGTTTGAGATAAAAGCAACAAGTGAAGATGATGACAACTATATTGTGGAAGGTAAAGCCGCAGTATATGGCAATATTGATCTTGGGGATGATATAATTGAAAGTGGTTGTTTTGGCGGAGATTTAATAAGCAAAAATAATGAGAGGCCTATATTGTGGTCTCATCAAAGACTAGAGCCTATCGGTAGAGGTGAGTTTAAAGAGTACTCTGACCATTTATTCGTTAAAATGTATTTGCCAAAAAAAGATACCTTTGTAACAGGTAGGATAATGCCTCAAATAAAAGTAAGGAGTATAACCGGTTTATCAGTTGGCTATCAACCAGAAGAATTTAGTTACGATACTGTAAACGATAAAACTATAAGGCGATTAAAAAGATGCCAGTTGAAAGAAACTTCGCCGTGCGTTTATCCCATGAATGAGGAAGCAAGAATCGAAATGATTAAGTCATTCCAAAATCACGAAGTTAAAACAGATGAAGCATCAAAGATCGTAACGTCATTCAAAGATTATGTAATTGCAGACGATGTAAGCTGGGATAAAGCAAAGTCGGTCAAACAAATCAGAGAACATACTAACAGCACAGATGCACCGAGTTCGGCATATAAAAATTGCTTTATGTATTATGATGCTGAAAAAACAGATGATTTTACTGGTTATAAAATGCCATTTGTTTATTGGATGGATGGAAGTTTTAAGGCAATCCCAAAGGCACTAAGTGCAATAGTAGGCGCTATATCGGGCAGGGGTGGAGTTGACATATCAGATGCAAATAAAGAAAAAATTAAATCACAAATAAATATGTATTATCGAAAGATGGATAGGGAAGAGCCTTTTAAATCTAACGGCAATACATTTATTGATAAAAAAACCCTTGAGGGTTTAGAAAAACGAGATTACGAGAAACTATTCGATGATAACATTATTCTATCGAGTCAAGCGAAAAAGAAAATTGCAGACAGCTTAAACTTTGGTAATGAAGTAAAAGAGGTCGAGGATGATTATTTTCTTAAAGGCTTAGAGAAAATTGAATCGAAAATTAACAAATTATAGGAGATATAAATGGACGAAGATGATATCAAAATTGATGAATCAAAATCTAGCGAACCATTAACAAAGGGCGAAGCCGTAAAAATGGCTAACATAGTTAATAAAGTTCGTGCAGTAGCAGAAAAATATGGAACGGAATCTGCTGAGTTCAAATCATACATGGAAAAAGCTGATAAGGACTTAAAATCTCTTGATGAGAAGCATGAAAACTTAGTAGCACAAATTAAAGAAAAAGAAAAAGAAGAAACTGAATTTAAAAAGAGAATTGAGCATCTTGAAAATCTCGGTGCAATGGCAGGAAACAAAGATGAGAAAAAACAAGACCCTCATTTTGTAATGAACGCAATCTTTAAGAAGAATTGGTCAGGGTTTGCAGAAAAACACCCACAGGATGCAGATATATATATGAAAGAGATGGGAACTGTTTTAAAATCTCTTGGAGACGACACTCCAGCTGAAATTAAATCTTTCCAGAATTCCGTTTTACAATATAAAGCTGCAAACGATCTATTAAGAACTGATATCGGCGAGCTTGGCGGGTACTTAGTTCAACAGTCATGGTCTAATAGATTAAGAGAACAAATTGTTGAGTATTCGGCAGTAAGACGATATGCAAACGTAGAGAGTATATCTGGTAAATCTATTGTAATGCCAATTGAACAAGGTGTACCGACTGCAAGTTATGAAGGTGAAGCAGAAGAAGGCGATGACGGAACTCCAAATTATACATCAACAACACTTACGCCTCATAGACTAACAGTAACCGTGCCGATAACTTGGGATATGCTTAATAATTCAAGCTATAACATTTCATCAAGAATTATGAATACTGCAAGAAAATCGTTTGCACAAAAAGAAGGTGAAAAGTTTATTGAAGGTAACGGCATTAAAGAACCGCTTGGATTTACTCAAGATTCAGACGTGCCTATTTATACATCCGCAACAAGCATTTTAGATTTTAATGATCTTATTGGTATTACAGGCGAGTTAAAACGTGGGTATAATCCGATGTATTTCTTCAATAGAAGAACTCTTGCGTATCTTAGAACACTTCAAGACGATGTAGGCAGATATCTTTGGAATCCTGCTTTTGGTGATGCTGCAAGCGGTGCGCCTGCAACCATTAACGGCTATCCATATTCAGCAGATATGATAGATATGGACGATTACGACACAGCCACAGGTAAGCCGATTCTTTTTGCAGATATGAGAGAGTTCTACTCAATTACAGATAGAACCGATATAATCGTCATTAGGGATGAACTTACACAAAAGAAGAAAGCTATTGTTGAGTTTACCTTGATGGCTTGGAATCACGGGCAGCCTGTTATGAAAGAAGCAGGAATTATTTTACAACTACACGCATAAGGGGGTAAGGAATGGATAATGATAAATTTTCAACTGGTAAAAGTGGAGTAGCTCTTGCCAGCACAAACATTGTTACTGCGACCACTACAAGCGGATCAATAATTGATACAAAGGGTTATAACTCATTGGTCTGTGCTGTAGTTGTAACTGCGGTAACTCAGGGTTACATAACGGCGGTAACATTTCAAGAAGGTGATGAGTCTGATTTATCAGATGCTTCAACTCTTGATGATAGCCAACTGTTAATTTACGATACTCAGTTTAACGTAACGGCAACAGGTGTTATTAGAGTTGGGTGTATTTCTAAAAAGAGATATGTAAGGTTAAGGATTACAACAGCAACTGCCGGAACGGTAGATTTAGTATGTCATGCAACTTATGAATTGAATGACGCATTAAGTTCTCCGGGCCAAGTTCAATCGTCTGTGTTAGCCACAAGTGAAATAAACGTTCCGGGAACAACTAGCGATGTTATCGTAACGCATCCTAAGAGAACAAGTTAACTCCTTGAAATAAAAGAGGTTTGAGAGATGGTCATAAGTCCGTCATATATAGAAAAAACAGATATAGAAGATACCTTAGTGGTAAGTGTTTCTGAGATGGGGACATGGCTTAATCTCTCTTCCTCTGCTATTACTGCACATACAACGTTATTAACTGAGTTGATAGAGTCGGCTGTAGAAATTGTAGAGGAATACACATGGCTATCAATAAGAGAGACAATCTATGAGGCTTATTTTGATGTTGATAGCTTAGACTTAATTTGTGATTTAGGATTGGAACTTGAGAGATCACCAATATTAGATTTAGATAATATTACAAAGATTGAATATCTAAACTCAAGTGGCGGTTGGACTGAGTTTTCAAGAGGTGTAAAAACCATTGACGGATTGTATGAAAATACAACTGAAATAAAGACAAGGAATAAATGGGCAACGTTATATTTTGTAACTGAACCCGATTTTGATACAAGGGATTATGCGTATAAAATAAGGGTTACGTTTACGGCAGGATGGGAAGCCGACGCAACTCTCGAACATTTGATAATCCCACGCTCTTTGAAATTAGCAATTAAGATGATTGCAGCTTATTTCTACACAAATAGAGGTGATTGTGATTCTCCATGTGAAATTAATGGGGTCTCAGTACCATGCAATGCAAAGATGATACTGGATAAGTATAGACTTGGATTCACTCAATTAGGTGGATAATGTGAGCTTGATAAAAACAAAATATAGTAAGAAAATAATCTGTGCAGGTGCAATGACAGACTATATGACTATTGTCAAGGCAACCGCAGGGACGACTGGATTTGAGAGTACGCAGGCAACGCCTACATTGACTACGATAAGAAGTTATTTTGGATTATTAGAAGTAACAAGACCGACCGTAAGATTTGACGGTGTAACAATAACTCCGATATCAAGCCATATTTGGTATATACCGTATGAGCAAGATATATATGAGCTTGACTTAAATAGCCTGTATGTAAAATTAGAGGGGAGTAAAGAGCGAATATTTAAACTTGATAAAATAGAAATATACGATGAGAGTAATCAATGGCTACTATTATATCTTGTAGACAAGGGATTCTCAGAAAATTATGCAACGTGGGCGTGATATGGCAGCATATAAAGGTGAAAGGTACGTTGAAGAAATAGCAACTAAACGGATACTTATAATACATGACAAGCATATTAAAAGTGCTTTTTCAAGTCATGGCAAAAAAGTAACGGACGCATTGCAGAGACTTATAATAGGCGGTAAAAGAAGTGGTAGAATGTATACTTATAACGGAAGGGTTTATCAAGCATCTGCTCCGGGTGAACCGCCGGCGAATAGATCGGGTAAATTGGCAAACAGTAACGCTTATACGGCGAGAAGCAAGGAATTAGCAGTATTTAATACGGCGTTTAATAAAGGCAAGCCATATCCATCATATTTAGAAGAGGGTACTAAAAAAATGGCAGTGAGAGCGTGGTTTGAAAAAACTATAATTAGGCTAGAGCCGTTATTATACGGGGAATTATTGAGGTGTAAATTATGATGTTTTCACCGTTAGCGGTTTTAAGGCATTTACAAACTTATTTACCCAGATTAACCGATAGGTTTTGTACTAATGTTGCTTGTAGTGGGTTGATAATTACAGGAAGCCCACAGACACTAAGAGTAACGCTTGCTAGTCATGGAAGGGTAACTGGCGAAACGGTATCTATCATAAACACTAAAATAGATAATGGAATTGCCTCTGTTAGCGAGTATGATGACGATGACACTCATGTATTGAGATTTACAACGAATCAAGAGCATGATTTGACTTTAAGGTATGATGATAATATTCCCGATGGAGTGGAGTTAAGAGGTTTTTCTGACAGCGGATTAAATGGATACCATGAATTGTACGGAGTGCCAAGTAAAAATACATTTGAAATAGCTTATGCGACTTTACCAACATTAAATACTAATGAGGTGATGAGACAGATATGGGAAGCCGGATTAAATGGGACTTATACTATAAGCAATGTAACGGCAACTACGTTTGATATTACGCTTACAGGTAAACCTACGTTTGATATAAAAGCAGTACCGCAGATATATTTATCTTATGGTTTTAGAATGGATATAGCAGCGAGCTTTGATAGGGTTGAAGAAAAATACATTAAGCAAACAACTAATGACCTATATCTATATGTCATTATGGGTGATTGTATAACGAGTAAAGATCAGAATGTGGAATCAGATTCATACGCCTTGAATACTCCAACTAACGAACTACAAAAGAAGCTAATAAATACTTTTGACATTGTTGTTTTTTGGAATACAAAGAATGATATAGGCGGGAGTAATGCGGTTACTGAGGCATGGACAACGATATATACAGCGATACTTAATTGCTTAGAGGGTAAAACATTTGATACGTTTGATAAGTCTAATTATACAGCGAGCTTAAAAAGCCATAGTCAAGCTGGGTATAATCGGGCTTATTATGCGCATGGATACGAATTTGAGTTCGTATATGACATAACGATAGAAGAATCGTTCTTAACGACTTTCATGTCTACAAGAGCGTTAAGAGATATAGAGTTCTCTTTTATGGAGGATGAATTAGATGATGGTAGCAATATTATATTAGAGGGGGAATAATGGAATACATAGTAGATAAAAAAGTTGGTAAATTAAACGTTGGACAAATAGTTAATGATTCCAGCTTGAGAATTAGACGACTTATTCAAGAAGGTGATTGTTTAAAGCCATATAAACCTGAGAAGAAAGTTGAGAATAAAATGGAAAAAATGGAATATGAAAATAAAGGCGGTAAATTATGAGTAGTGTTTTTATTCTAAATAAAAATACTATTTATAAAAAATGTCCTTTGTGTAAAAAAATTAAAGAAAAGAAGTGTTTTTATAAGGATAAACATAAAAATTATGGAATTTCTACTTATTGTAAATCATGCGATCATATAAGAGAGATGGAGAAGGAAAGAAGTAAAAATAGACAAGTAGGAACTAAACCAAGATATAAAAATGAAGAAGATAAAATAGTTAGACAAAGGATAACAAGGCGAAAATATAGAAATAAAAGATTAAAAAATGACATCGATTTTAAACTTAAAGAAAGATTAAGATATAAAGTATGGAGGACAACAAGAAAATATAAGAATAATAAATTTTCTGAATTACTAGGGTGTAATATATCGTATTTTAAAAAACACATTGAAAGTAATTTTAATTTAAATATGTCTTGGGATAACTATGGGGAATATTGGGAAATAGATCACATAATCCCCATTTCAATATTTAACTTAAAAAAAGAATCAGAACAAAAGAAATGTTGGAATTATAGGAACCTTAGACCTTTAGAAAAAAATAAAAATAGAGAAAAATATAATAAAATAAATATGAACATTATTCATAAAAATAAAATTAGATATTTATTGCCCATGGCAATAGAATCGTAAGGAGGATTTATGTCGGTAACAAGTTTACCTAAAGGAACGGCGCAACTACTAGCGGCTAGAGGACTTGCAGCTCCTGAACAATTTGTATTATGTATAACAGGTGTTATCGGTACGGCAGGTACGGCAACATCTAAGGCCGTATATGATGGCGTCGAAAGCATGACAAAGGCTGAAATAAAAGGATTATTCGGTACTAATGGAGAATTGACAAATAGAATTTTAAGAGCAAGAGAAATTTGTCAAGGCTATTTCCCGATATACGTTATTCCAATTACACAACCATCCGGTACAAATGCTACTGCTGATTTAGCATTTACAGGCACAACCGCAGCGGCAGCGGCAACCGTTACACTAAAACTTATTGATGCTGAATGGTATATAACTACATTTGATATAGCATCTGGTGGAACTCCAAATAATGCGGCAGTTGCTTGTAAAGCGGCAATCGATGCTTTGATTGTGGCAATACCAGAGTTTCCAGCTACAACAGGCATTGTTAGCGATACGGTAACATTAACTGCGTCAGATGATGGAACTATACCAAATAAATGGACAATCGAAATTACAGGATTGCCTTCTGGAATAGCCGTAACTGGAAGCCCTAGAATACAGTTTGCGAGTGGAGCAACAGACCCCACATTAACAAATTACTTTGATAATGCTGTTACCCAGAGGTTTCACGCTATAAGCTGGCCGTGGACTACCGCAACTGTTGTGAGTGATTTTCTTGAAGATAGGAACGTAATAGATAATGCCTTTCTACATGGTGTAGCTTTTGTTGGCTTTGACGGAACTCAGGCGGCTATTACAGCGTTAGTAAACGGCGCTACACCGCTTAATTCTCCGAACTTAATATACGTTGGCAATAGACAAATTGTAACAACTTCCGTTACAATCACTCCACCGGATTTTAGAGCGGTTGAATTGGCTTCTATAGTAGCTCTAAGACAAACAGACGATGCTCCGATTTCGGAATATGTAACCGTTGATAACGAGAGAGATATAATCGGTAACGCAGGGTTAGCATCATTAGCTTTATATAATACTCCGTTACCTCAAACGCATATTGTAGAGCCTTCACTACTTTTTACAGGCGATGAGCAGGATGATGTTAAGGATGATGGGTTTACAATTATAGGAGTAAACGAATCGAGTACTTCAATGATTGCAGGTGAAGTTGTAACTACGTACAAGTTTAACTCTCGCGGTGAAGACGATGTATCTTTCAAATATTACAACTATGTTTTAACTGGTTATTTAGCACTTGAAGTAATTTACAACACTTTAAAATCTGATTACAAACAATTCAGATTAACAAGCGGTGATCTAGTAGCTGGTAGAGCTATTACAAATGAAGACCAGATTAAAGGTAACATTTCAAGTGTATATAAACGCCTTGCAGGATCAGATTATGTATTGTTAGTCGCTGGAAAAGATGCGGAATCTTACTTTTTCCAGAATCTATCAGTAACAGCAGACATAGCAACTGGTAAAGTTACAATATATGGTAAGCTGCCGATTGTAACACAATTTAGACAATTCATTATGACATTCCAAATGTCATTTTCAACTAGCTCATAATGGAGGTTAATATATGAGAGGTTTAAGTGTACCCGGAATTAGTGTCAATAATTTTCCAATTGGGATAGTGCCTAACTCCTTTAAGTTTAGATTAGGTAAGGGTGAAACAAAAGTAAGGGCCGCTTCACTTGGTGGTGGAGCGTCCGAGTCAGTTCATACAGAAGATGCCGAGAAAAAAGTCGGCATGATGAGTTGGAAAATGTATATCACCGATGAAACTATATCATTAGTAGCAACATGGAAAGAACTTCTAGAGTCAAATGTAATTGTGGCAACTCAACCAGTTACCGCTCCAAAAGTAGGTCAGAGGATGTCAATGACAAACGATCCTGATTTTGAAGCATCAGCGGACGGAACTGTCGAAGTTATATTTGAAGGTGATCCACTAAACGAAAATTATTAAAAGGAGAAATAAATGCCTAGAACTTCACGAAAAGACGGCATTCTAATTATTAAAACTGATAAGCCATATAAAATGGCAGTCAATGGGAGATTAGAAGAAAGAAGCGTTATTATATGCAATGATATAAACAGTAGTGCTGAACTCGCAGCGTTTAATTTAGAACAATTATTAGATATACCCATATTTGAAACAGGCAGAAAGCAGAAAGAAGTACCGTCTGGAGAGCTTGAAGAGGATGATTTTTTTGATAAAGATTGTCCCTCAGATAAGGAGATACAGGAAAGAGCTTCTGGTTTAGAATTTATGATAAGGAATTGCAAAGAAGTAAAGATGAGTGAAATAATTATTGAGTTTAATGGGATTTTGCGATCTGGGGTTATTAAACTTGATGGCGGGTCTCCTATGACAAAACCTGTATGGGATACTATGCACAGAAACGATAAGTTAAAAATAATATTTTGGTATTCTGCTTTTTTCGTCAATCCCTTGCAGAGACTATATGCTATAAGTCCAAAAAAGGAAACGAAGTCCGAGCAAGGGGAGACATTAGACAGCGAAACGCAACAAGAGTTGCTTGCGCAACCAACGGAGGAATCGGATACCAAGAGTTTTTGGAAAAACCCTTTTTCGAGAGACAAATAATAATAAGGGAATTAGAACGGATAGGTAAAGAGATACAAGATGGCTAATAGAGCGATTGAATATGTATATAAACTCATAGATCAGTATTCAAATACAATAAAAAAAATGTCTGCTGCTACAAAAAAATTTCAGATGGATGCAGATAAAGCGAAGATGCATGCTCAGAAATTTGCCAAAGGCATAGGAGATGCTGCAAAGAAGTTTGCTATTGTAGGAATAGCAGGTATTACTACAGGCATCGGGTTTATGATAAGTCAGGCCTCTAAAATGGAGAATGTGGTGGCAGCATTCACGCCGCTTATGGGAGGCGCTGAGAAAGCGACTCAGTTAGTTGAAAGGCTAAATATTGAGGCAGCAACGACTCCTTTTCAATTTGAGAATATAGCAGCCACAGCAAAACAGTTGTTACCCGTAATGAATGGAGACATAGAAAAAACAGCAAATACTTTCAGGATGCTAGGAGATACGGCAGGAGGGAATGCTCAAAAACTGGATTCAATCACACGTGGCTTTACTAAAGCGATGTTAAAAGGTAAAGTTGATATGGAGTCTTTAAACATGATCGCTGAGGCAGGAGTGCCTATATTTACTGAAATGGCCGATATGATGGGGTATGAGAAAGACAACATGGCTGGTATGTTTAAGGAAATATCCAAAGGTACTGTTGGGACTGAAATGTTAAATAAAGTGTTTCAAAAGATGACCAGTCAGGGGGGCATATATTTTAAAGGGATGGAAATATCAAGTAAAACGTTAAGCGGTGTATGGTCAACTTTTAAAGATAACATTGCAATCACTGCCGCAAGTATTGGTACTTCGTTATTGCCATATATTAAAGAACTTGTTACAAAAGGCATTGTAATTGCAGGGAACTTATTAAAATGGGTGCAGGCTAATAAAGATTTAATCAAAACTAAAATAGATAAGTATGTAAAAGAATTAGTCTGGACATTAACAACGCTTTGGAAAGTTTTTTATACTGTTTTTAAAATAGTAAAGCCGTTTATTCCTGTTATACTCGCTTTAGCGGCTGGTATTTGGGTCGCACATAAAGCGTATATAGTTTGGCAAGTAGCACAATGGGCAATAAACGCCGCAATGACAGCAAATCCAATAGGGTTAATAATTGTAGGTATAGGAGCTTTAACTGCAGCTATAATTTTACTCATTATTTATTATAAACAAGTTATTGCCTTTACAACTAAGTGGTGGGATAGATTAAAAGGATTATTGATGATTCTATCTCCTATAAATGCGGTCTTAGTAATAACAATTGAAATGATACGCTCTGTGGCAGCATCATGGGATATTATTATTGAAAAATTTAAAGGCGGTGATATTTTAGGTGCTATATTAGAAATAGGTAAAGCGATACTTCGAGGAATAATAGCCCCGATTGAAGCATTACTTACATTGATTGATAAAATACCATTTATGAAAGGGATAACCGGAAAAGCCTTTGAGGGACTTGACAAAATAAAGGAAACGTTAGGTTTAAATATAGGCGAGTCAAAGAGTAAAGAATTAAGCATGAAGGGCAAAGACAAGACTCAGGTTAATGTAAAGACTGACTTAAGCGTATTCACAGAAAATAATATGAAGGTATCTCCTTTTAAGAAGCGAGATAATTTAGGTTATCAAATGTCTGGTAGTAATCCAGTGAGGTTTTAAATGGCAAGCAGAACTCTAGTATTGTTACCAGCAAAATATAAAAACATCTCATTCAAAATAAGAAAAGAGTCTCTTGATAGCATTGGTCAAAAATCAATTATACACGGATACCCGAATACGAGCAGTCAATATGTAGAGAGACAGGGTAAAAAGCCTTTTTCGACAACGTTAGATATTTTTTTCTCAGGGGATACATGGAGGGATGATTTTAACGCATTTAAAAATGCACTTAATAATCCGGCTCCCGGGAGATTAGTATTACCAACTTTCGGGGTGTTCAATAATATAGTAGCAATTGAGGCAAGCGCAAGCGCAGATCAAACTAATATTGGTGAAATATCAATACCCGTAACATTTACCGAAACTATCGAGAAGCCTTCACCGACGGAAAGCGACCCCTCGAGTGAGGATGTCTACTCAGCAGGTGCGGATTCAAGGGAGGATTTGCAAGCGAGTTTTGAGGATAGCTACGAAAGACCTACTGGTATAAATAATCTCACAGTTGCGAATAGTGATTTTGTTAATTTGGCAGGTGTAATAAACAGTATTACAGGATTATCCTTTGCTACAACTTTGTTTTTAAGGAACTTACCAAAAAGATTAACAAGTCCCGCTGGAATGGGTGCATTGTTACTAAGCCCATTTGCCCCTATTGGATTGATGCAAGTAGTAGCAAGGCAAAATACGAGCAAGTCGTTTTATAACTTTAGAAAAATTGCCGTTTGTGGGAATAATTTACCTAACTCTATGAACGAGATAAGAGATGGGCATATACCAAAACCTTTTATTATGCCAGATGCAAGAGTTTACGATCCAAAAAAAATTGATACAACAATAAATATTTGGGGGACTGAGACTTTAAGAAGAATACAAAGGAATATAAATAGATATTGTGCTGTAAATATTTTTAGATTGTGTGGTCTAATTTCAATGATGGAAAACGCTGCACAAAGAACTTATAATACAACTCTGGAAATTGACAGTACAACTAAATTACTTGACTTGTATTATAGCGAGCTTATAGAAAATGATATAACTGGAATTATCGTACCCAAGATGAAACCAAGTATAGATAAGGTTAAAATATTAACAGAAAGTGTGTTGTCGAAAAAAAGACAGAATGCTTTTAATGTTGTTGAAATAAATGTAGAGAGACCTTATTCGTCAAAATTATTAACATATGAACTATACGGAGAATATATAAAGAACGAAGATCAACTTAATGCTGTTAGTGATCTTATAAGAGGTTTAAATAGATCGTTACCTGCGCATGCAATGCAAGGAACTGTAAAAGTATTGGAGTTAAGATGAGTGTAGATGTTCGTGTAAACGGGACGACATATAATCTATTCAAGCAATTAGACTTGACAACATCTTTAGACGAAATGTTAAGAGAAACCCGTATTATTGTTAGTGAACAAGTTAATGATTCCTCTTTTATTATTGAAGGTGATCTAATTGAAGTTTGGCTTGATAGTGTAAAGGCATTTACTGGTTATACTGATAGTATTTCAGAAAATGAGAGTGATACATCGCATGATATAGAATATAGAGCAAGAAGTAAAGCAATGGATGTTGTTGATTCGAGCGTACCGGATAATGTTAAGTTTGTTAAGGGTGTTTTAAAGTATGCTGATTTATGGAATCTTTGTATAAAGGGTTTAGGGATTACGGATATAAGCGTTATAGATGAAATTGGAGCGACATTTTCCCCAGATGATAAAGGTGCTGAAATAGGTCAAAAGTGCGGTGAGTTTTTGCAGAAATATGCAAGGAAAGTAAGCGTATTCCCTGTGTCTAACGGAGACGGTGATATTATAATGAGGACTCCAACAGGCAAGCTAAAAACTATGTTGCTACAAATTAAAGATGGCAAAAATAATAATATTATAAATAGCACATATAATAACGATATCTCAGAAAGGTTTAGTAAATATATAGTAAGGTCAAATAGCAATCTTACATCAAGTAAGACGAATGGAAAAGATTTAAAAAAGAACATGAACGCTAAAGGTGAGTATATCGATGATACTATAAGATCGACTAGGATATTTGAGAAAATCGCAGAAAGCCCTATGACCTCAAGCGAATGTCAAAAGGCGGCAGAAGAAGAAGCTAATATTAGAAAAATTAGAGGCTTTAATTATTCGTGTGAAGTTGCGGGATTTTCTGGCAATGGTGAACTTTGGGAGGATGGACTTTTAGCTTCCGTAAAAGATATAAAAAAAGGTGTTCAGGGTGATTTTTTGATTAAAGATGTTCACTATAGTTATTCCATAAACGGCGAAAAGACATTTATGAATCTAACTTATCCAGATGCTTATGGAGCTTTAGCAAAAGATAACACTTATACAGTTGTAAAAGGGGATGCTTTGTATAAGATTGCAAAAGAGCAGGGTGTACTATTGCAGGAACTTATACAGGCAAATCCACAAATTAAAAATCCAGACTTAATTTATCCAGACCAGCAGGTAAATATTCCAGTGAGGAGTATTAAATGACAAAAGTGGGTCTAAAGACTAAAAAAATAAGTGCAAGCGTTATTGAGTTTGAACATTTGGGAGTAAAGAGGGAAGCTCTTTTAATAATGCCTTATGGGATGATGGCAAATATTCCAGACGAAAGTTTTATAATATCGTTTTGTCAAGATGGAAAAGAAGATAGTCAAATATGCTATCCTACGGACCCGATTAACATAGACGAATTGGAAGAAAATGAGGTTGCCTTTGGTATGCCAACTGAGAATGCAAGGATTAAATTTAAAACAGGGAACATTATAAATATACGGGTAGGTCAAACGGATAGTACAGATTTTGCAGTTAGATATAATGAGCTTAAAACACAATTAGACCAACTTAAAAGCGACCATAATAATCATGTTCATACCTCTGCAAGTGTGGGTTTTACTTTAATTGATGGAGAGAGCATGGCTTGTTCTGGAAGTGTTGGTAAGCCGACAGCAAATTCAACGGCAGATTTTACTAATTGTAAGGTAAGTAAAGTAAAATTGCCGTCTGTGGCGGAGGATTAAATGCAAGATTTTAAAGTTGTCCAAAAAAATGATAGCACATTTGATATCTCTGTTGATGAAGATAATATGATATTTGAATCAGTTGACGGCATGGAAACAGCTTTTAATTTCCAACTATTCATAGATAGACGGTCAAGCTCTGACGATGTATCAAGTGCTAGGAAACGACAGGGGTGGATGGGCGATTTGATTACAAAAGGCAACGGGTATGAAGTAGGATCATTATTATATCTGAAATATCAATCAAGAGATACTCAATCAGATAGAAACGAAATAGCAGCATACGCAGTTGACGCTTTAAATTATTTTAAGTCTATTAACTCCGCGCAGGAAGTTAGAGCTAATGTTAATGGTAATAATATAGAAGGCACAATACAAATAAGCATGGATAACGTAAAGCGTTATAGTAAATTATGGAGAAGCACAGATGCTCAGTCTTAAATCGTTTAAAGATTTATTTTATTTAGTTGTTGGTAAATTCAATAAAGAGCTTCCTGAAATTGATCCTACCATAGAAGCCAGTTTAGGGCGTGCTGTAGCTGGAGCTTCCGCTATTGCAGGTGTGGGTGTTCAAGAAGGTATAAACGATGCGGTAGAACAGATGTTTTGGCAAACTGCCGATGATGATTATTTAGAGTTGATAGGTGAGTACGATAAAACGACTAGATATGAGGCTCAAAAGTCAAATGGCTTTGGTGCAGTTGAGGGAACTTTAGCAATATTAGTGCCTCAAGATACTCCACTAACGGCAAGAGGCAAGAATTATATAGTAACTCAAGACGCTTATATAATTACTTATACTGGCGATGTAGATTTGTCTGAAAGTGCGGGTATAGTAACTGCCGAAACAGATGTTGAACATACATTATCTACGGGCTTAGAAGTTGTAATTTCAGGTGCAGTACAGCCGGAATACAACGGCACTTTTATAATTACTGTTTTAGATTCTGAAACCTTTACATATGAGGTCGATTCAAGTCCAGCAACAACAGATACGGGCGTTTATACAAGCAATTACGCATTACTTGATATAGAAAGTGTTGAGACTGGCGATGACGTAAACATTGAAGCTGGGGGAACGTTAATAATTGATGTTGTTGATATAGATGATACAGTATATGTTGGAGTTGATGGTATTGATGGGGGGATAGAAGAAGAAGAAATAGAAGATTATAGAGAGCGTACAGGCGAGTCTCATTCGCTAACCGTGGGTATTTCAACTGAAAGTATGATAAAATATTCAGCTAAAAAAGTAGTTGGCAATACTAGGGTTTATGTACTACGGCCAGAGGTTGACGTCGATGGCTTTGTCGTAACTGGCGGTACTAGAGGCACGGTTGGATATCTGCCCAACTTAGGTGAAACGGTTGTTTATGTGTTGAGAGATAATGATGCTTCTATTATTCCAAGTGCAGCTAAGTTGGCTGAGACAAAAGCTCAAATAATTGCAGATGGTAACTGGCCTTCTTTAACGGCTTCTGATAATTTATTTGTATTAGCCCCAAACTCGGAAGCTGTAGATTTTGTGTTTACATCGATTACTCCAAATACGGTAACAATGCAGAACGCCATTAGAGATCAATTGGCCATATTTTTTATAGATAATGCGGATGTAAGCGAAGACGTTAAGTTAAGCTCTATTGAATCGTTTTTATTGCAAATACAAGATTCTACAGGTGCTTTTTTAACAGATTATACAATGACTTCACCCGCTGCGGATCAAGTGGCTGATAGCGGAGATATATTTGGAAGAGGGACGGTAACAATTAGTTGAAAACTTTTAACTCTTTTAAAAAATTTAATGATACTCAATCTCAAAACTATCTTGCTCAATCTATGCCGAAAGGTAAACTTACTGCGAATAGATTTGATTCTGATAGCTGGATATATAAGTTGTTATTGTGCTTATCGTTGCCTATTAGAGTGGTAAGTGGTTTAATTGAAGATTTGGCAAAAAATGTAAATATAGATACTGTGAATGAATTACTGGAAGTCTGGGAAACAAGTGTAAAAATACCAGAATTGACTCCAAGATTAACAGATATTAATGATAGAAGAAACGCTATAAAAAGAAAAATTTCTAAATATCCGGTTTTTCAGTTAGCAGATTATACAACTTTTGATGAATATTCAACATTTGAAAATTATATATATATTATGACGGGATTAACGATAGAAATAGAAAGAGCAACAGACAGGCCTTCTCCATCGGCTTTTCCGTTTACTTTCCCTATGGTATTTGTAATATCTGAGGGTAGACGTAATTTTTTATTTTTTATTAAAGTTGGAGTTGAAGGAAGTGCAGCAAATAATCAATTTCCGTTGCCTTTCCCTATTAGTTTTTTTGATCCAGCAATTCCAGATGCAACAATAGAGTTGCTAGATAAGGTTTTAGGTGATATTTTCCCCACTTTTTGTGGATGGGTATATGAAACAATGGTAATATAGGAGGATAAATTGTTAAACATAACAGATAAAGCGGATTCAACCCCGGGCGCAACTGGAGAGCTAACCGCCGCTGAGTATAACGACCATAAAAACGAGCTTCAAGGCGGGGTTACTTATTCAGGACAAACTTTATCGAGTATAAAGTTAAATCAACAAGCACAGGCGTTGTTTATAAACGGAGTTGCGGCGGCATCATTTCAAGATAATTCGGCAATAGCAAATAGTATTGAATTGACGCCGGTTACAGGTGCTTCGGGCATGCAAGTTGCGGAGAGCTATACATTACTAAACGGAGCTATTGTAGAAATAGATAGAGCAATTGCCAACACATCAACGACGGTAACAGTTAATATCGGACAAACTACAGGGACTTATTTAGGTGCAAAAAGTCTTAGAATGGCAGATGATACCGTTCCTCCTATTGGGAGTGTATTTGGTCGATTAAGATTGCAATGGAGTAATTCATTAGATCATTGGTTAATTATAAGTGGGGGTAACGCCGCTGTTAAAAGTTCAAATACGACCTTTACAATTTCAGACACAGAAAAATATGATGTATATCATTTTTCGCACTCTGCGTTTACTGGATTGATAGAAGGTAATTTGCCGACATTGGCTGATAACAGGGGTAAAGTTATTCCATTTCAAAACATAGGCAATGGATTAAGCTATATCAACTCTGAAGAAGGTGGCAATATTCTATACAAAGGCAACTTGCTTGATAAAATGTTGTTTTACCTTTCAGGAGACAGACTTACGGTAAGAAATAATGGCACTTATTGGATAGTAGAAGATTACTACGCACACATCGAGTCAGGCTGGATTAGTTGTGCTGATTGGACTAATAGGCATCTTGGATTTTCTAATTTCGTATATGATAATCAGTCAGATAGCAGTGATCTCACTGGACAAAAATTCACAGAGGCAACGTCAAACAACACTGGTATTGTATTGTCTGACTCTGCCCCGTCGGGTAATGCAGGTACTCTTACGGTATATTATGTTACAGGAACAGGAATTTTCACAGACGGACGTCAAATTGCGTTTGGAAACGGTGTAACGTGCGACGTCAACGAAGGCACGACAAACAAAAATGATGATAATTACATAACGCATAATATGGGGATTGATATTAATTGTGGCGCAATAAAAAAGATAATAGTAAATTCGACAGCAACCTACACGGGAGCAATTGAACTTAATTACGCATATGTTTCAGAGTCTGCAAATTATGGTTGTCAAATTGAGGAAGTCGATAACAACGACATATTAATTCAAACAGGCAACGCTGGTGCAGGAAGCATACTGAGCGCAACAGGCACGCTTAATACACGGTTAGATGGCGAAGATTGGTATTTTAACATATTATATGAATTAACAGAATAAGGAGAGAAAAATGGCAGAATTTGTAAAAATTAGAACGGGGGGGGAATATTTTGATGTATTGAAAGATGATAAAGTTATCGGTAATATCATCGTCGGCAACGTTTTGCAATACAAGGTCATACGAAAAAAAGAAGAAAAAATAGTTGATGAAGTATTGCCTAACGACCAACTGATCGATAGATTCCCGCATCCTGAAAAAATTAAGGTCTACCGCGGTGGTAAAACAAAAACAGTATCAGAATCGGAGTATAAGGCGTTGCCTCTTTCGCAACGCGGAGAGATTGAATACCACTATACAAAAAACGAAATTGTATATGAAAACGGAGTTGCACGATTGAAGTCCGATGCTGAGCTATTAGAAGATGCAAAAGAAAATATCATAAAATTAAAAGCAGTAGAACTCAATAACGATCCGGTGAAAATGGTTAACGGTGAGGCAAAAGTTGAACTAGAAAGCTATAATGCTACTGTTGATAAGATCAAAACAATAGAAGAATTGAAAAATATATAGTAAACGTGAAAGGAAAATGTTAAAATGAGTAAACCAGAAATAGACGTTGTGATAGCATACATTAAGACGCTTGATAAAAAGATAGACCAGTTTAAAGATGACGCTCATGATCTTTTGAAGGGCAGCATGGACAGAATAGAAAAGACTCTTGAAAAAATAGTTGCTACACTCAACTGCCATGATGATGACATAAAAGATTTGAAAGGCAGGGTTGACAGAATTGAAAGAAGGAAAGCTGAAATTTCAAAAGATGGGCGTCAACTACTCATTGAGATTCTAAAAGGCTGGATTTTCCCTATCGCTGTAATCCTAACGCTGTTATGGTTTGGAGTTAAATAATGCTAAAAAACACACAAATAGACGAAAAATACGGCAATGAAATAATGACTCAATGCAATGAAAAATATCGAGTGTGGACGGATTATATCAAAAGGTGGGGGTGTCTTGTAACTGCACTTGCGAATATACTTGACAAGACCCCAAAAGAATTAAACGACATAATAATAGAAAATAAATGCTATGAGTATCTTAACAATCCGAATACTCCCGAAAATAGAGCTAGTTTTCTGATGCTTGATAAACTAAAAAATATATTAAATATTAGCATCATAAATGAGCTGTCGTATAAGGATTATATAGATCATCCGAGATTGTATTGGATTGCGAGAATCATACATCGATCGGGTGGAGGTCATTATGTTAATGTCTTGCGAAAAGAGGCTAACACGTGGATAATTTTTGATGTTGAATATGGCAAAGAAAAACGCTTGCAAAATAAAGATATAACAAAACTTATAAAAATTGAGATATGAATTACATTGAATGCCCGAAATGTTTTGACAAAACAAAGGACAAAAAACTTATTAAAAAAAGGATAAATCATAAAACAGAGATATGGCTAATGTGCTATGATTGCTTGCATGAATGGCAGGAATGTTCTTTACATGAGACTATAAGTGTTGAAAAAAATAAACATTTAATTTGTTTTTAGAGGGAAATATGAAATTGTTAATTTTAGTTTTTTTGTTAATGGGGAGTATGGGACTTAACGTCGATTTTATTACAAGACAGCTAGACAAAATTAAGGGCATTAAAGACAAGCTAAAAAGCCTTAAATATTTGCTTAATATAGTTGTCTATGGCACGGGTGGCACGTTAGTATATTTATTGACCTATATCCCGATATTTAGATTATTAGACTATTTGCTACTGTTTATGCTGACAGGTGCAATAGTCTGCACGCTGGTAGAGTTTGGATTTGGATTGTTATTTAACAGGATTCTAAAACTTGACCTTTGGGAATACACAATGCCATTTAATATAATGGGTCAAACTGATATCGTACATTTTTTCTTATGGGGGTTAATTTCAATCCCTGTATACTGGTTGTCAAATTTAATAAAATAGGAGCATAAAATGGGTATAAACAAAAATAATGCAATTGTTTTTTCGGGAGATGTGAATAGAAGCAATAGTTTTCTAACTACTCAAACATGGAATGAACTTGATCTAAGTGCATACACAAGCAATAAACTTGGAAAATGTTTATTGTATTTTGAGGTTGTAGGTATTAATGATGATGGGACTGAGATTGTTTCTTGCGATCTCAGGCCAAAAGGTGCTACAAATATTCAGCCGATTAGTGTGTCAACTAGATATTGCAGTGATAATCAAAATCCTGAAACTACAAGAGATAAAATCGGTGTTGTAGAATGTTGGACAGATGATGATGGTTTTATTGAGTGGCGTTCAAATTATGAACAATGGTTTGAATCCCCTGATCCAAATAAAACTGTAACATTGCAAATAAAAATAATGTTAAATATAAATTAACAATGAAAGAGCTATTGCAAATACTAAAAGATACTGGCTTCGATATCGGCAAGGGATTATTAAGGGTTGCTTCTTCTTTTATATTTGGAATATTTTTTGTATACTTACTAGGGAGGGCTTTAAACATCATAAAATCCGATCGTGCAAAAAACTTGACCGCGTTGATAGTAATTACTGGCAGTAGTATTTATACGTCAATTTTATATTTTGATAACAATAAAATAATATATGAAACAATGATCGTAATTGCTTTAAGCTACATAGTTTACGTCCTGTTAGGATTCAAACTATACGATAGAATTGATAGTTTTCTTGATAAAAAAATAGGTGAAGATAAAGAGGTAAAAAATGGAAGAAGCAAAAAAAAGTGAAGGAAAATTTCTTGGTAGGGTTGCGTTTTGGGTATCTGAAGTTTTGGTAATAATCGGTGCAATCTCTATTTTGATAAGCTCCTTTTCAGATACTACAATAGATGTAAGTTTTTCAGAAATACTGCTATTGCAAGGAACGATCTTTACGGTAACTTGGGCAGCAAAGTCTACAAAAAACTATATTGATATGAAGGGGATAAAAAATGATACAAGCGTTTCTAATTCTAATAGCGATAATATTAGTTGAACTGGCAGTAATCATATTTCTTATTTGGCTATTGAAAAGGAAAAGAGTTCAAGCGATAAACGCGTATAACGATAAGGTGGTTGACTATGAAAAATATAAACAAACAATAATTGAAAAGAAGGAGGTGTATAATGATAAGATTAAAAAAGCTAAAAATTATATTGATCTTCTTAATATTACTCATGACGTCCTGCATGACAATGACGGTCAGGATTCAAAATTATAAAATTATAGACTTTCAAGAGCTTATAGATAGATATGGAAAAGAGGGGATTGATAATACTGAATTATTAGAAATAATGAAAGCATATAATGAACAAATAACAGAGATGAAATTCTACATTGATGATCTTAGAAAGCAAATCATAATATCAGATGGATATCGAATCAAGATTATAGACTTAAGATAACGTTTTTTCATACGTTTTCTCCTTTAGCCTCGTAGAGATACGGGGCTTTTCTTGTTGACAAAATATAAAATATATAATATTATTCATTTAAATAACGATAGGGCTGTACACCTGAAAGGCGGTTATCCTGACTGCTTTCGTTATTCTCATTCAGGAATTGCAACAGGAGGCAATATGGAAAATTTAAAAACTTATATTATCAGCAAGAGCGAAGAATATAGTAAATCTTTTAGATTAAGAAAAATAAGCCATTATCTATATTTCCTAATCCAAGATACTAATATTATATATATTGGAAGAACTAAAAATATTGAATGGAGATTGTTAAGCCATTATAATAACAATATAATAAAATTCAACAAATATTATTATCTTGAATATGATAATTTTATGCAGTTATTTTATATAGAAAAAGAATATATAAATAAAATCAATCCTATTTATAATAAGACTAATTATAAAATATAAACTCCAGAAAAAATGTAAAATTTTAGTAAATTCTTAATATTTTTGTTAACACGTGTAGTAAAAAGTAGTAATCTTATAGCACAAGCAATAGGAGGCTATTATGAAAAACTTAACAAAAAAACTTACTGAAAAAAACATCAAACATGATGTCAGAGTCGAAAACAATCACCATGTTTTGTATATCGACAACGAGGCGATAATCAAAAAAAGACACCGGTCGCAATCTATATTTTTTGTAGATCAAATGCTACTTGATGCAATTTCAGATCTTCGCTGCATAGAAAGGAAAATGGAGTTGCAAAATGATAGACGTTAATATACTGGAAAATTTCTATGAATGGCTAATAAAAAACAGGGATAAAATAGTAAGAGAAAATGAAGGCAATGATAGAGCTATCTGTTTTATTGAAATCCCATTTTTGATGTATAAAATGATAAAAGACATAAGCGAGAAAGATAATCTCGACGGCATCTTTGATGAACTGCGAGGCAATTATACAGGCATTACGGACTTTGTTATTTTTGCGAGAGACAATAAAAACAAATACGAACTTGTATTAGACGTAACTTTCGATATGTCTAACTGGCAACCGGATCACGGCGAGCCGGAAGAGCCGTATGAGGATTACAAAAAATTAGACTATATGTGAAAAAGGAGTAAACAATGCAAAACTACGACAAAACAAAACTAATTGAAGCATTAGACAAGCTAGTCATAATGCGCGACAAAATTGATAGGTATGTTATTCCGGATAAATTATTCGACGATATCAAAAAAGCAGATGATTTACTTGAAGATGCACTGCTGGATTTTGAATGTCAAATTTTTGCAAATAGAAAAATAAAGGAGGCCGTATAAATGTCTACGCCGATAAGAATTGACGATGAAACTGGAGAGTTGCTAAAGAAGATAAAAGAAATTACAGGAATTAGCAAACAAGATCATATTAAGCTTGCAGTACAAAGGTACGTTGCTAATTTTCAAGCAAACGATATAATTGATATAGACGAAATTAACAAACTAAAGGGGATATAAGATGAAACAAGAACTGATAAATTATGCAAGAGGTATGAATGCAAAAGACGATGTTCTCTTATGGATTGAAAAAAGAATAAAAGATTATAATCTTATCTCAGAAAATGAGCATATTATAGATTATCTATGTTCAGCCAATCGGCCAAAAAGGCTTGATCGTGCAACTTTTCAGCAAATGAAATCTAATGCTGAAAAATGGAATAATTCCCTATTAAAAAAAGACAAGAATATTAAAACAGACGATACTAAAATTATTTTAGATTTTGGGGATGGTTTTAAATTTGTAGAACTAATTAGTAAAGCAGATTATGAGCGTGAAGGTAATCTAATGAGGCATTGTGTAGCCTCATATTTTGGCAAAGACAAAGAAATATACAGCTTGCGAGATTCAGAAAACATGCCCCATTGCACAGTTGAAAAAGACCAACAAATAAAAGGGAAGGGGAATGGTAATATACATCCAAAATACATTGATTACGTTGTGAGGTTTTTAGAGTGGTCAGGGATGAATGTTAGAGATTCTGAAATGCAAAATTTAGGTTATATTGTGCCTAAATTTTGCAAATATATTAAAAATACATTATATAGAAAAAAATATATAAGGAAAAACGAGACTGTAAAATACAAATCTAATATTGTTGTATTGACAACAATAAATGACGTTATTGCGTTTCATGGCAAAAAGAAATTATTGTTTGATGGCTCTATCGATGTCAGAGAGAATGCGGAGTTTTCAGCACCATTGTTATCTGAGGTCTCAGGCTCTATCTGTGTCAGAGAGAATGCGAAGTTTTCAGCACCATTGTTATCTGAGGTCTCAGGCTCTATCGATGTCAGAGAGAATGCGAAGTTTTCAGCACCATTGTTATCTGAGGTCTCAGGCTCTATCTATGTCAGAGAGAATGCGAAGTTTTCAGCACCATTGTTATCTGAGGTCTCAGGCTCTATCTATGTCAGAGAGAATGCGAAGTTTTCAGCACCATTGTTGAAAAAGTCAGGCTTTATCGATGTCAGCGAGAATGCGGAGTTTTCAGCACCATTGTTATCTGAGGTCTCAGGCTCTATCTATGTCAGCGAGAATGCGGAGTTTTCAGCACCATTGTTGAAAAAGTCAGGCTCTATCTATGTCAGAGAGAATGCGAAGTTTTCAGCACCATTGTTATCTGAGGTCTCAGGCTCTATCGATGTCAGAGAGAATGCGGAGTTTTCAGCACCATTGTTATCTGAGGTCTCAGGCTCTATCTATGTCAGCGAGAATGCGGAGTTTTCAGCACCATTGTTATCTGAGGTCTCAGGCTCTATCGATGTCAGCGAGAATGCGGAGTTTTCAGCACCATTGTTATCTGAGGTCTCAGGCTCTATCGATGTCAGAGAGAATGCGAAGTTTTCAGCACCATTGTTGACCAAAAAAGAGGTTGCCAAATGAAAATAATAAATCTAATTTTTCTCATGTTTCATGTTATAGCGATTGGAGTTAGTCTATATTTCATGTATGAAAATGTAGCCTTTTGGTATTGGTTTATTATAGGCTTGGTAAACGCTTGCCTTCTAGGGATGCAACTGTCAATTATAATGAGGATAAAGCCATGAAAAAAGACTATATGGAAGAAGCCGCAAAATACTATAATAAACTTTGTGAAGATAACAAACATGATTTTGTGAAAATCAATATGGAACTTATTACAGAAATTGCACGGCTAAGGAAAATCGAGGATGTCCAGAAGGCAAGGATTGACATATTGCTAAACGACATTGCGGACATGAGGCGTAAAGGATGAACGAGATTAAACGTATGACTGCAAATGAATATTTCGAATTCAAAGGGATTTCTAATAGCTATTTGATTAATTTTGATCGAAGCCCACTACATGCAAAAATAGGTATAGAGCCAACACCGGCGATGAATGACGGAACTATCGCACACAAATATATTTTAGAAAATGTTGATTTTTGGAATAAATATTATTTTATGCCAGAGTCAATAAAATCAAAGGCTTCTAAAGAATATAAGGAACTGAATGCTAAGCTACCAGATAAGGAATTGTTAAAATATGACTATAAAGAAATTTTAGAGTCTATTGATAAAAACATAAGAAATTATCAACTATATGATAATTTATTTCTTGATTATATACTTAACAATTCACAAAAAGAAGTGTCTATTTTTTGGGAAGATCAAATCGATGGAGAAATAGTTCAGAAAAAAGGACGTATCGATATTGCTTTTGAATCAGATAATTTTAACATTTTATTTGACTTGAAAAAGGTTGAAAATTGCCTTGATTTTGAGTATAGTGTAAAAAGATATAAATATTATAGACAGGCGGAATGGTATACAAATGGGTATCAAAAACTAACGGGCAAAAAAACAATATTTATATTTTTAACTTTCGAGTTTTCAAATCCGTTTGGAGTAAAAGCGTACGAACTCAGTCAAGACTATATTGATCTTGGCATGATGGAAAATGAAGGCTCAGTCAAAAAATATCTAATGTGGAAAAGTCAGGGAAGCCCTGAGATTGTATATCAAGGGGGACTTGAAACTATTTACAAACCGAGTTATTTGTAAGCAGAAATTAAAGGAGTAAACTATGAAAAGAAAAGAATTACTTAATAATATTCTTGACTTTCTTAATAGTGATATGGATATATTATGCGATCATGTTTCTAATGATCTAGGTATAGACATAGATTATGAATGTTCAAACATTTATGATGAAGTTAAAGAAAGATTTTTAGATAAGTCTTTTGAAGAAATTATTGAAAAAACAAAAGATAGAATATGCATTGCAATTGAGAGTTTTATTGAAAATCCAGAATGAAATTGTAAATAATTGTAAATAAACTATATAATCTATAAATTAAATTATAGAAATAATAAAAGGATAGATAAAATGAATAATGAATTAGTAAGATTAACGGAATCCATTCCACTTGAAAAGCCAAAGGCTCAGGTTGTAATGGAACAATTTAATCAATTTTTCGACCAAGTATCGGGATATGAGTCAAGAGCGAAATCTATTGAAATTACTGATATTTCACAAACCGATAAGATGAAAGAAGCGAGGGATATTAGATTAAAATTAAAAGACATTCGAGTTAATGCCGATAAGGTCAAAAGAAGACTGAAAGAAAATATCATAATTGAAGATCGGTTTATTTGTGGCTGTTATAATATAATAGAGGGTTCGATAAAACCGATTGAAAATGACCTACTTGAAAAAGAAAAATACGTCGAGAGAATAGAACAAGCAAGACTTGAAAAGATTAGGCAAGAGAGGTTTGACAAACTTGCAGAGGTAGAAGTTGATGGTACTTTTTTTGATCTTGTCAACATGCCAGAGGAAGCGTTTAACATTTTATTTGAAACCTCAAAAACAAATTATAATAATAAAATAGAAGCTGAGAAAAAAGCAGAGCAAGAAAGGCTCGCAAGAGAGAAAGCAGAAATTGAAGAAAGAGAAAAAATCAAAGCAGAAAATGAAAGGCTAAAAAAAGAAGCTGAGGCAAGAGAGCTTGAAATTAAGAAAGAAAAAGAGCGTATCGAAAAAGAAAACGCCGAGAGGTTGGCAAAAGAAGAAGCTGAAAAGAAAGCTAAATTAGAAGCAGAAGAAAAACAAAGGCAAGCATCGTTAATGCCAGATAAAAATAAGTTATTAGTATTTGCAAGCTCTATTGATACAATGCAAATGCCTGAATTGTCTACTACAGAAAGCAATCAGTTGTTATCAGAGGTGAAGATTAAATTAACAGCAATATCAAACTTCATAAGAGAAAATTGTCAAAAATTATAAGGAGTTATTATGGGTGAAATAATGAAAACTGAAAACAATGAGATACAACAAAATGATTTCGGTAACATGAATATTGAAAAACTAATATCTCAGGCTATAGAAAAGGGATCTATGGAAACTGTAGAAAAGTTACTAGCGGTTAGGAGAGAGCTTAAATCAGAATGGGCGAGAGAGGAATATTTTAAAGACTTATCGATGTTACAAAGGTTATTGCCAGAAATAAAAAACACAAAAGATGGTAGTAAAACTGATAAAGGCGATGTTATATTTCTATATGCCCCAATTGAAGATATAATAGGACAAACAAAAGATATAATTAGTGATTATGGGTTTTCTTATATCTTTGATTCAAAATCTATAGAGGGTGGAGTCTCAGTATCAATACAGGTGAATCATAAATGCGGACATTCTGAGGTTAGAAGCATTGACTTGCCATTTCCAACAAAAACCAGAATAATGACAGACACTCAACTTGTAGGATCAACCATAAAATATGGGAATAGATATCTATTCAAAAATGTATTTGGCATTACAACCGGCGAAGTTGATCTTGATAGCTTGGATATTAAGCAAGAGGATGAAACTGAAAACATCCTAAAAGAAGTTAGCCAAAACATAAAAAAAGAAGATTTGCCACCGAAACAGACAATTAATTTCACAGATAAAGACCTTGCAAAAAAAAGGCGTGAAGAATTATTAAAAAGAGCCGCCGAGTATAAATCTGGAATGACAGAAAGCGAAATCGCGCATTTTACTCAGATTAAAAATGATATGGTTACAAATAAACCTTATCAAGAAGATGTACATAAAGCAGATTGTCTTTTACTCGGCAATATCATAGGTAAAATAGAAAAAGGCATGAACAAAGCCTTTGACGAGCCACTACAGACAAGTGAGGATGATAAGTTACCAGAGTTTTTAAAAGATAATAAAAGCGATGAATACTCGATATCGGACGAAAAGAGAGATAAAAATGGTAATACGTTATTTGAAGGAGCAAAAAAATGAGAGATTTAAATCAAGTTAACATTATCGGACGATTAACGTCTGATATAGAAATAACTTATACTACAAGCGGTACACCATGCGCAAAGTTTTCTATTGCTAATAATAGAGACAATGGAGAAAAAAAGAAAGTCAATTTTATCAATGTTGAAACATGGGGAAAAATAGCGGAAGTATGTAATCAATATTTGAAAAAAGGTAGTCAGGTTGCAATAAGTGGGGAATACGATCAACAACGATGGCAGGATAAAACCTCTGGTCAAACAAAGTCGAAAGTTATTATCAATGCTAATCAAGTGCAATTTCTTGATAGCAAAGGGAAAGTTGAAAATCAGACAAATAACTTTGAAGACCCGTGGGATGAGGCTTAATTATGGCTGCGAATATAACTTTTATTTGTGATTGTTGTGAAGAAAAGATTTTAGATTCTAAGATGTTTCATGGGAAATCAGAAAACGAATATCATTTGTATAATAAAACGTTCTATGAAAGGTTCGGCAAAACTAAGTTATCGGCTGATATAAAAATATCAGCTTCTCAAGCTCAAGATTGCATCTGTGAAAAATGCGCACTAGAGTTTCTTAATAATAAAATTACTGATCGGTTAAAAGAGATCAATAATGAAACATAAATCATTATACATGATTAAAATGCCTTTGGATAAACTTATTAAGTTAGTAGAATCTAAAGGTCTTGAAAAAAAGACAATATACGTTGCTATACCAGATCGAGAAAAAGATGTTGAAGTATTCAATAAGATTTGGAGGGGAACGTTCAAGGCAACCATTAGTCATATAAGGATTTTATGGAAGCATAAAGATTTTTTTCGCAGATTACAATTGTGTGTTGAAAATGGAGCGATTGAAAAGATCATTGACAAAGGATTATACCCAAAAGAAATAATAAACAACCTGCTTATTGAAATGAAAAGCGAAAATGAAGTATTAAGATATCTATTAAAATATGAGTTTTTGCCACTTGACAGAAAACCTATGCCAGACGGCACGGTTAGTTTAAGAGTTGCAAGTCAAGCCTTTGATGAACTAGACGAACTAATATTTGATGAAGCAAAAGAAAAGTGCTATAATTGGTTAGCGGATTTATTTGACATAACGAGATCAGAGTTTGATGATTGGGGGTAATTATAAAAAATATCAATTTCACAGATTTACAGTATTTTAGCAAAACTAAAAAGGAATGGGTTAATTTCAAACATACCGATTGTGAAGAAAACCTAAAAAAATATGGATATGAAGTAAGAATAAATCCTAGATATGCCTGTAGAAATTGCAAGCATTATTTTGACCCGACAGTTGATACGCTGAGGTGTGATTATTTTAGAGATGATGACATTTGTTGTTATTATGAATTTAAAAATAAAATCCCAAAGCCTTATTGGTGGAAAATGACGGGATTTACTCCTTTTTATTTTTTATAGGGCATATCGGTAAAATCGAAGACGCCGACCGGTAAATGACAGATGAATTCCTAGTTAGCTGTCAGCCACTAACATGGTGCGGAGTAGGGTGTATGCCCTATCATTTTAGGGCAGGATTGTGATTGTCTTGCTTTCCTGCCCTTATTTTAGTGAGGTGAATATGGAATATTATGGTATTGGAAAAGAAGGCACCCTTATCACACTATTTTTGGGGAATCGATTTCTAAAAATAAGTTTTATAAAGTTAAAATATTATTACTATAATAAAGATGATGCTCAACATTGCTATAAAAAGAGTATAAATCTAAAATGGTTTTTTGGTTTAATTAGATGATAGATAAAACTGTTGCGAGGTGTATATATGACTGCAGACGAATACAAAGAGTTTGATGAATTTGTAAAATATCTTGATGAAAAATATGCAGATGATAAAATAATAGAGAAAGCAATCTATAAATCAAAAGGGAAAATAAAATGACAATAGAACAACTAATTGAAAAGAGTAAAAGCCGGATAAAAATTTTAAAAATGAAATGGATAAAAATATCAGATAATAAATGCTATAAAGCATATAAAAGAGTACTAACTTACAGCCCAAAATATGGATATGATGTTGTAATGACTTACAGAATACTGGATGGTCAATTTGTCGATATGTGCAAAGACGTAACCCATTGGATGCCACTACATGAGCCGAAGGATAATTAAAAAATAAACTTGACATCTTACATATTATTTGATAAGTTAATTATTATCGGGGGATCAAGAGGCTTTATTTAAACGGCGTTTTAGGCGTACCCCGATCCGCCAAGTCGTTTAAATAAGGCCTTTTTATTTTGTATCGGGGGGAAATAATGTCAATTACAAAAAATTATATTAAACTCATAATTAACGGCAATCGGATTGAGTTAAAAGAATCTAAACACAAATTAGATATAGAATTTAAGGTAAATGTTTTTGAAGCTGTTTTATTAAAACTTAAAGAATCATATGTTAAATATTTAAAATCTTTGGAATATAAAGATTATTTAATGACAAAACATTGGAAAATTACAAGGGATAAAATATTGTTTAAATATGGGTATAAATGTCAACTTTGTAATAAATCTAAAAGTTTAGAAGTTCATCATAAAACCTATGAAAATATAGGTGAAGAAAAAGATGATGATCTTATTGTTTTATGTCATAGTTGTCATTCAAAACATCATAAAAAATAAGGAATCTATATGTGTGCTCAAAGAAGAATGTTTTCTATGCAGATCGTAGACACCGACGCATTTTTAGAGATGCCGGCATCAAGTCAAAACTTATATTTCCATCTATGTATGAGGGCCGATGATGATGGATTTGTTAGTAATCCAAAAAAAATAATGAAAGTTGTAAACTGTTCAGATGATGACATAAAAATATTGTTTTCTAAAAGATTTATACTTGGGTTTGAAAGTGGTATAATAGTGATAAAACACTGGAAAATTCATAACTATATTGCCAAAGACCGCTATAAAGAAACAGTGTATTTAGATGAAAAAAACAAGCTAATTATAAAGGATAATGGGTCGTATACAGATTGTATACAAAATGATGACTCAGGTAAGGGGAGTTTAGGTAAGGTTAGTCAAGTTAAGGATAGGTTAGTGTATGGGGTGCTCTCTAATGTATGTTTGACAGAGAAAGAATATAGTGTTCTCATATTAGAATATGGGAAATGTATAATTGATAAATACATAGAAAGTTTATCAACATATATTCCAAACAGGAAAAAAGCACCCTATAAAGATCATAACGCTGTTATTAGAAGCTGGTTAAATAAAGATAACATACAAAAAATAAATCCTAATTTAGAGGTTATATAATGAGTGATTTTTTAGAACTTATAAACGAAATTAAGAACAAAAAAATTGATCCTGATAATTATATAAAAATAGCTGAGTATGAAGCCCGACGTAAACAGGAAGAAATATATCAAGCTAAATTATATATTGACATGACAACGCCATTTGAATATCGAAACGCTGATATAAAAAACATCGATACCCGAATTGTAAATTTTTGTAAAAATGATAAAAGATTTTGTTGGATTCATGGTATAAAGGGGGTAGGTAAAACTTATTCGCTATATGCGATAAGGAACGCTAAAATATATCAGGGATATAAAACGTTTACGGTTTGCATGGAAGGCGAACTTAATTATGATATGCCTTTTAAAGACATCGACGCTGTGGATAATCTTTGTATATCTGATAGCAAGATGAAGTTTTTAGCAGACTACTATTTTAATTTAATTGATTGGTGTTGGAAGTGTCATAAAAAACTTTATCTAACATCTACTAAACCGCTAAAAGAATGGCTAAGAATGTTGTCTATGTATAATACTGAAAGTGCGGAAGCAATAGCCAGCAGATTAAGCAATGTTACCGATCTAGTAGAGCTTACTGGAAACGATAGGAGAAAGGGGGAAGTATGATGCTTAAAGAAATTATTGAAGAGATGAAAAAAGAGTTAATTATAAATAAAAGGTCTAAAATAATACATTCTTTTACAAGAAGTGCAAATATAAATATTATAGAAAAATATTTACCCGATCTTGAAAAAGCAACTGAATTGCAGGAAGAAATGTCCTTGCTTATAAAAAACGATATAAAAGAATCAATAAATAATGCTGTTTTTGTAGGTTTTAATAAGCAAGTTGCATTATTACAAAATAAAGAAAAAATAGAGCTACTCGAAAAATACTACAATAAATCATGGGAAGAAATAATTATGGAGTCAATCTAAATGTATAGAGTAACAAAAGCCTTTTATGTCCTAACTATAAGGAGTAGGTCTTGAGAATATTAATTGCGTGTGAATTTTCTGGAATAGTAAGGGAAGCATTTAAAAAACGTGGACATGATGCATGAATAAATATAAACTAGAACAAAGGAGAATAAAATGAGTGATGAAATTAAAAATGAAGGTGCATTTTTCCAGTCTCTTAAAAGAAATAATAAGCAAATAAGAGACGACAGAGCATTAGCTATTGTTGAAGATGCTCAGCTTCTTTATAAGCGAGAAGTAGAGGACTTAGAGGTGAATATTAATCGTATGAAAAGAGATCAAGAGAACATGCTTGACCTGTCGCCTGAAACTGCCACGAGCTTAAAACTTGCAAGTGATTTTAATGCAAATGAGTATGTATCTAAGGACTTAGAGCTTGGTGTTAAAATCAGAAATGAAGAAATTAAATTAGACATTGCAAAAAAAAGATTTGCATATTTATTCGGAGGTGTATGATGGGAGGCGGTAGTTATTCAGTTTCAAGTCTTACGGGTGATTATGACCCGAACATAAGAGAATCTAGATTAAGGTCAAAGGGTATAGACTATGAATCTATGTCAATTAATGAAACCTTTCAACAAAGATCGGTTAATAACGCAATGAATCCTTATAATGTCAAGATTAGAGAATCAAGAGACTCAGACGAACATCCGGAAAGTATAGCAATAATAATTGCATTAGATGTAACTGGTTCTATGGGGTCGATACCTCATCATCTAATTAAAGAAGGATTACCGACTATTATGGGGAATATAATTCAGTCAGGAATAAAACATCCTCAGGTGCTTTTTTTGGCTATCGGTGACCATGAATGCGATAAATCCCCATTACAAGTAGGTCAATATGAGTCAAGCGATGAAATGCTTGATAAGTGGCTTACTGATACATTTCTTGAAGGTGGCGGTGGTGGTAATAATGGGGAAAGTTATTTGTTATCTTGGTATTTTGCTGGGTATCATACATCTATTGATTGCCTAGAAAAAAGAAATCAGAAAGGTATATTAATTTCTATTGGTGATGAGCCGACATTACTAGATATTCCAAAGAATGTGATTAAAAATATTATGGGTGATGGACAATATGAAGATTTTACATCGGCTTCGCTTTTAGAAAAAGCAAATGAAAAATATCATGTTTATCACCTTCATATTAAACAGGGTAGCAATGGGAGTAGGCAAGATGTTATCGATGGATGGACTCAAATACTTAGAGATAATCTTATTATAGTAGACCACTATAAAGATATTTCCAAAGTAATACCAGAGCTAATAATTAAAAATGTTAATAGTAAAATAAAAAATAAAGAACAAATAAATAAAATTACAGAAAAGAAAGAAGAAATAATATTATGAAAAACAAAGTAATTATTGGGATTGGATTTGGAGATGAGGGAAAAGGACTCTTTACGGATTATATATGTTCTAAGTCTAAAAACCCATTAGTTATTAGGTTTTCAGGTGGTCATCAAGTAGGGCATACTGTCGTATATAAAAATATACGACATATGTTTTCTAATTTTGGCTCCGGAAGCCTTCGAGGCATTCCAACGTATTGGAGTAAATTTTGTACATTTGAACCCGTTGGATTTTTAAAAGAATTAAAAGTATTACAATGTCAAGGGATAATTCCTTTTATATTTTTAGATGAACGTTGTCCTATAACAACTCCGTATGATATAAAAGAAAATCAGAATAGAGAAAATAAAAATTATCACGGCAGTATCGGGGTAGGGTTTGGGACGACAATAGAAAGAGAAAATAATTATTATTCATTAACTTTTAATGATATATTTTATAGAGAAGTTTTCTACGAAAAGTTAAGAAACATTTCAACCTATTATAAAAAACAAATCAATTTAGATGGCTTTATAGACGCTATTGAAAAGATTAAAATAAGCAAAAGTATAATTCAAAAAAGATTTGGTATCCCAAAAGGCTATACAGATCATGTATACGAGGGGAATCAAGGGTTGATGTTAGATCGATCTTATGGCTTTTTCCCTAACGTTACGAGATCAGACATCGGCATAAATAATATAAAACATTTTACTAAAAAAAAATTAGAAATATATCTAGTAACAAGGGCATATCAAACGAGACATGGAAATGGATATATGACAAATGAAACCCTTCCTCATAATATAAAAATAAATCCAAATGAGAGCAATAAAACAAATAAATATCAAGGCAATTTTAGACGGTCTATATTAGATGTTTCGTTGTTAGAATATGCAATAAATAAAGATGAATATATTAGATTCCATAATAATAAAAATTTAGTTATTACTTGCTTAGATCATATTCAAGATGAATATAGATTTACTTATAATGGCAATATAATATATTGTGATAATGAAAATAATTTTATTGAGAACATAAGTAAAATATTAAAAATAAATAACGTGTACATTAGCAGGGGTGATAAATCAGATAATGTAATTAAATATAAATTAAGCTAAAGTACAAATAAATGTAAATAACTGTAAATATTATTACATAGAAAAAATAAAGCGAGATAGTCAATAAAAGGAGAAGTAAATGAGAGCTTATAAAATTTTAAATCACGATTTTACATGTAATGAATTTCAATATGAGGTTGGTAAAACTTATGAAATGCCAGAATCTGATATATCCTTGTGTAACAAGGGATTCCATGCTTGCCATTATATGCAAAGATGTTTTGATTATTATGCACCTAACCAGAGAAATAAATTTGTTGAGGTTGAGTTGTACGGGAAGATTTTAGGCGAAAAAACAGACAAATTTTGTGCGAGTAAAATTAAAATAATAAGATTATTTGATTTTCAAGAGATGATTGAAATTATCAAAAAGCAATCTATTGATGACGGCAACAACCGCTCGGACGGCAACAACTGCTCGAACGGCAACAACCGCTCGAACGGCAACAACTACTCGGACGGCAACAACCGCTCGAACGGCAACAACTACTCGGACGGCAACAACTGCTCGAACGGCAACAACTACTCGAACGGCAACAACTGCTCGAACGGCAACAACCGCTCGGACGGCAACAACTTCTCGAACGGCAACAACTACTCGGACGGCAACAACTGCTCGAACGGCAACAACCGCTCGAACGGCAACAACTACTCGGACGGCAACAACTGCTCGAACGGCAACAACTACTCGGACGGCAACAACTACTCGAACGGCAACAACTTCTCGAACGGCAACAACTACTCGAACGGCAACAACTGCTCGAACGGCATTCATAATTCTTTTGGGATCAAAAAATGTAATGGCATTGCAAATGAGTTATTTAATTTAAATAAAAAAGAAACATATAAGATATTTAATAAAAAAATAACAAAAGAAAGGTTTGAAAAAATAAAAGAAAAATTATACATCTCCCTCTGCGGGTGGTTGCCAAAAGCCAACAACTATCACCTGCTAAAAGAAGAGATTAGTAACAATTCAGAAATTCCGAGTGATAAAATTTTCGGATATGAGGACCTTGACTGGTCTGGTATGCCGAGAGAAGCAATAGATTATATTCAATCCTTGCCAGAATTTGACAAAAAAATGTTTTTTGAAATAAGCGGAATAGATGTAGACAAAGATTAAGTGAGATAGTACGCGTATGGAATATAAAGAGTTTTTAGAAAAAAAAAGAAATATATCTGAAAATCATGGTTTTAAATATTTGTTTATGCCGGATAATCTTTTTGACTTTCAGAAAGAACTGGTCGAATGGTCATTGTTAAAAGGCCGATCAGCATTATTTGAAGATTGTGGACTTGGAAAAAGTTTTCAAGAGTTAGTATGGTGTCAAAATGTTATTGAACACACAAACAATCCTGTATTATTATTAACTCCTTTAGCGGTTTCAATGCAAATGTTACAAGAGGCTGAAAAGTTTAACATTCCAGATGTTGAACGTTCAAAAAATGGGAAGTTCAGTAAAAAATTAATTATTACTAACTACGAGAGTTTACATAATTTTGATGCAAATGATTTTAGTGGTGTTGTTTGTGATGAAAGTTCGATCTTAAAAAACTTTGATGGTGCTTATAAACAAGAGATAAATATATTTATGAGAAAAATAAAATATAGATTGTTAGCAACCGCAACGGCAGCCCCGAATGATTATATTGAACTTGGCACGTCCAGCGAAGCGCTTGGATATCTTGGATATATGGATATGTTAAGTAAGTTTTTTAAGAATGAAGCTAACAATAGTTCGACAAAAAGTAATTCAAGGAATCAAGTAAAATGGAGATTAAAAGGACATGCCCACGATCATTTTTGGAGATGGGTAACAAGCTGGTCAAGAGCTATAAGAAAACCCTCCGATTTAGGATATGATGATAATAAATTTATATTGCCTAAACTAAACATAAAAAACCATTTATTAAAATTATCGGTATATACCCCTGATGGTTATTTTCCAGAATTTTCATATATGGCAATTGGATTACAAGAAGAACGGCAAGAGATAAGGCAAACTATAACAGATCGATGCGAAGAAGCTGCGAATAAAGTTAACAACACAAATGGATATGCTGTGATATGGTGTAACTTAAATGATGAGGGAGATTTATTAGATAGGCTTATCCCCGATGCGGTTCAAATTAGTGGTAGAGACAGCGACGAGTCAAAAGAAGAAAAACTAATAAATTTCTCTAATGGCAAAATAAGAGTTATGATTATTAAACCAAAAATAGGATCGTTTGGTTTAAATTGGCAACATTGCAATCATGTAATATTTTTTCCTACGCACTCTTACGAGCAATTTTATCAAGCTATTAGAAGATGCTGGAGATTTGGTCAGAAAAGAGAGGTTAACGTCGATGTAATTTATTCCGAAGGATTCGAAAATGTTATATATAATTTAGAGAGAAAACAAAAACAAGCTGAGAAAATGTTTGAACATTTAGTTAAGGAAATGAATAACTCTATCAATATTGATAGATATAAAAAATATAACTTAGAGGAGAGCTTACCATCATGGCTATAAAAGAACAAAAAATTACGAGTGATTACGCTATTTATAATGGCGATTGCTTAGAAGTAATGGCAAAGATGCCAGAAGAATCAATACATTTATCTATATATAGCCCCCCATTCTGTGGACTATATCAATATTCAAGCTCTGATAGAGATTTATCAAATTGTGATAGTTACGAAGATTTTTTTATTCATTATGAGTTCGTAGTAAAAGAAATAGAACGAATAACAAAAAAAGGAAGATGCACGGCGGTCCATTGTATGGACACCCCTACAAGTAATACTGGCAAAGATGGTTTGCAAGACTTCCCCGGAGATATTATAAGGCTTCACCAAAAAATAGGATTTGATTATATATCTCGACATGCAATTTGGAAAGAGCCTTTAACTGTAAGGAATAGGACTATGCAGAAAAATTTAGCACATAAGACAGTAGTTGATGATTCTATTTATTGTGGAGTTGCTGGAGCTGATTATCTATTAATTTTTAGGAAAAAAGGTATAAATGAAACTCCGATTGCACACCCGTTCGGATTAACTCATTATGCAGGCGATGAAAAAATGCCTTATGATATACATAAATATTTAAATTATAAAGGCAAACAAACAGAGAATAGATATTCACATTGGATATGGCGTAATTATGCAAGTTCAGTTTGGTATGATATAAGGCTTGACGAGGTTTTAGATTTTGTTGGGGGTAGAGATGAAGACGATGAAAAACACGTACACCCGTTACAATTAGACGTGATAAACAGAATTATACAATTAAGATCAAATGAGGGTGAAACTATATTGACTCCTTTTATGGGTGTCGGGAGTGAGGTTTTTGGTGCAGTTGCTAATGATAGAAAAGGGATAGGAATTGAGTTAAAAGAATCATACTATAAGCAATCCGTAAAAAACCTAGAGGGTGCAAAAGATTTTTATAAGAAAAAAGAAGAAGATGACATGACAATGTTTGATGAATTAACAGAGGTAACCAATGACTAGAATAGAAAAAATTAAAGAGATGATTGACAGTTTAACTGAAGAGGAGCGACTTGAGATTATGCAAGATTATTGTCCGTATTGTGGTGGGCATAAGCCTTGTGTATGTTGGAAAGATGAATAAAGGAGTTATATTATGACTAGAATAGAACTAAGAAAACAATACAAAGAGCTAACAGGCAAACAGCCACTTTATTTTGACATAGTAGAAAGAAACCATAAGCCTACTATAGGCTATTGTGAGTATCTAGAAGACTTACACATCGACAAACAAAATAAATTTATGGATGATGGAAAATGACAAAACGAGATATGACAAGATATCGTAAACTATTCAAAAAAGGCAATATAGTCGAAATTAAATACAAGGTAATTGTCGAAATAAACGAGATAAAAGAAGCTCAGGGTAAAATAAATAAATTGTATGGGGGCGAGTATGTCAGATGAAAAATATATAAACGAAAAACTTATTGAAACATATAGACTACTAATTTCTGAATATGGAAAACTTAGATCGTATTATACAAAAGGCATGTGTAATAAATTGTACATGATATTATATCAAGGGTATAATAAAGATGATAATTTATTTAATATAATGATCTATGAAGAAGACATAAGGCTATATAGCAATATACTGATGGACTTTGAAGCCAAAGGGATTGACTTTAGACCTCCTAAATGATATGATTGTAATGGTTGACAACTAAAGCTATTATTAAGCACATAAAATGGGTATGTCAACCGCCCGAGTGTTTAATGGTAGCTTTTTTAATGGACGAGTAGCGCAATTGGCAGAGGCAATAGGTTTAAGCCCTATCTGCAGAGGCAATAGGTTTAAGCCCTATCTAGTGTGAGTTCGACTCTCACCTCGTCTAATGGCTCTCTGGGATAACTGGCAAAGCCGAAAGTCTTAGGAACTTTTGAGTCTCAGTTCGAATCTGAGGGGAGCTAATAGCCTTTTTTATTGAGGTGATAAGATAAAAAGAATAAACGATAATATTTTTGTTGCTACAACTAATGGATCGCCTATTTGTTATACGTGTATTCATTATTACGGATATTTTAAATGTTCGTTATCTAAAATAAAAGGTACATCTTATCCATTATGTTGTGATGGATATGAGAATAAAAACAATGTATAAATACAGTCATAACAAACAGGGTTAAATAATGAGTAAGAAAAAAGACTATTCAAAAAGAGTAACATTCAACAGGGTTAAAACAGGTTTGCATGAAAGAACGCTAAAAGTAATAAAAGCCGATATAGATCGACCTGATTACATGGAATGCGCAATAAACAAACTATCAAACATTATACTGGAAGGGATGTATAAAAATGACTGAAAAAGAAAGAAAACAATATAAATCAAAACAATATGAAATAAGAATGAATATAGATAATTTTGTCTGTCAATATCCTAACTGTACAATGCATGTAAATACAATGGGACATAGAATAAAACAAGATACAAGCAATAAGAAAGTTTATGGGTGGGAAATAATACAGCATAATTTTAACATTACAGTATCTTGCAGCCAGCATAATAGTTATTTTGACTTAGGCATAAAAACAGAAAAAATAAAACGCTTAGTCAATCTCGTACAAGAGCGTGGTAATGAACGATTAACAAGTGAGGTAATTACAAGGATAATAAATGAGTAGAAAAAACTTAATTTGTGAGAGATTAAAAGAAGCTCAGGATTATTCACTTATGCGGTTTGAAGAACTAAAGCATAAAAAGTGGGATTGGTTGAGTTTCAACGCCGGCGTAATTGAGTATTGGGCATATACAGAACGCAAAAGAGTTGAAGATCGGAAAAAATACAGGAAAATTAAATGATGTTAAATAAATATAGAAATAAATGGACTAAATGCCATCAAAACCATAATCATCAAAGCAAAAAAGAAGCAGATCATTGCAATTCACTTGAGCTAATGAAACGTGGGAAAGCAATCAAAGATTATAAAACTCAGGTGTCATACGAAATAAGAGTTAATGGCTTTTTAATTTGCAGTCATATAGTTGACTTTGAAGTTATGCATAACGACGGTCGAAAAGAAATACAAGAAACTAAAGGCAGGCAAACAGCGGACTTCAAACTAAAATACAAATTATTCAAGGCTCTATATCCAGAGATTGAATATAAAATTATATGACTAATAGAGAATTATAGAGATTAAGGAGTAATACATGGCTCATCCAATTTGCACAAAATTAGATATACTAGAAGGGAAGCAGCCAAAAATTTGTGATGACGGATGCAGATATTATAGCTTCCCTCATTTAGAAACCGCATGCGTTTTGAGTGAGGTTTACTCTGTTAGAAAAGGTGAACCATGTTATATTTATGCGGTGAAGGAGTAATATGCAAAATATAAAGAAAAGATCAGGCAAAAACTACATAGACATTTACCGTAAAGAAGATAGAAAACTTGTAATAACATTACTTTTAATGAACATTGTTATAAAAAAATGATATCAAAACAAGGAACTAAATATATAAACGTCGATCAAAAAGAAGTAAATTATTGTTCTTTATTTGTAAAAAATGATTAAATATTGTTGTATTATAAATAACTTGATATATAATTGATAGAAAGGAGGATGGTATGATAATTATTGATGAGAAATTTAAAGGGATTAATAAATACGATGAGTTTTGGTTTCAATATGATGGAGACTTGATTATCAATGACAATGTTGAAATTAAAATAAATCTTAGAGTTGAAGGCTACCAGATAGTTAAAGGCGACCAGAGAGTTGAAGGCGACCAGATAGTTGAAGGCGACCAGATAGTTGAAGGCTACCAGATAGTTGAAGGCGACCAGATAGTTGAAGGCGACCAGATAGTTGAAGGCGACCAGGTAGTTAAAGGCTACCAGGTAGTTAAAGGCGACCAGATAGTTGAAGGCGACCAGATAGTTAAAGGCGACCAGATAGTTGAAGGCGACCAGAGAGTTGAAGGCGACCAGAGAGTTCTATGTAAAATAGAAAACTTAAAAGTAAAAGAAATATCTGGGTTAAATACAAAAAATATAATTAGATTAAATGGCACGCTGCCTTATGAAATTATAATTTACGATACACACATAAAGATCGGTTGCCAATTAAAAACGAAAGATGAATGGTCAAAAATTACAAAAAAACAAGCTATTGAAATGGGCGATAAAGATTTGCTTATTTGGAATATAAGAAAAATTTTACTATCAATGTAATTTGACATTAATTTGATATTATAGTATAATAATTAAGGTATAGAGTATAAAACATTGATATACTAGGTAAATCCTTGCCTCTATACCTTATCATATAAGGAGGTTTATATGATAAATCTTAATAGGGTTATGTTTATAACAATTGGTATGGCTATCGGAATGATACTTGTCTTAATCTTGTTATTCCCTGCTTATACATGCTATAAGCAGTATTACGAAACAACAAAAAAATATGTGGATAATGTAATGCTTATAGTTGATCTTGATTCTGGCAAAAGAGTTAATATGTTATTAACCGATTTAGGGAAAAAGGATTATGAAGAAAGAAAGCATATAGAATCGGTTGTAGGATTTATTCCTGTAACTTTAGAAAAATAATAAGGAGGTTATTATATGAAAAATTTATTTATTTTACTTGTTATAGTCTTTTTTGTATTTGGGTGTACAGTCCCACAGGGTGAAAAGACGATTGAGAAAACAATAATAAAAGACGGTCAAACATGGGAGCTTACAGGGGTAAACAAACAAATTTATCCTGCAGAGGCTACTATGGCTTTTAATCAAAAACTGTTTAATGTTTTTTCTCAAATAGTTTCTGGGCAAGAATTATATGCGGCCGATCCGGCAGTTGATCCAATTATAGCGGCCGACGACTTAGACAATAAGGGAATAGTCTATCGTCAAAATAGCTTTTCTGGCTTCGACTCAATCGTAGAAAATCAATTGAATTACATCGATGTTGGTACTCTTGTAGGTCATAAGCAAAAATTATTGATCCGTGTAAAATTTACAATGTTAGATCAAGGCAATAATGCTAATGCACCTATGGTTCACGTTAGAGCAAAAGGATCAAAAGACCCGTGGGAGATACTCAATCCGAACATGACAACCGACGACGTGGCATTAATTGTTACAAACGATCAAGGTGAGATTGAGTGGTATCACGACAACGGTGCACCGAAAATTTGGGAAAATCTCACAGAAGGATGGGATAAAATTGCTGGTTATGCAGACTATTATATAATTGGTATTGGTATATAAGCGATGCTCTGAAAACAGCACGCTCTTTGATATGATGAAAGATAGAGAAGCTCAGCCCTACTATGTTATAGTAGACACTCTTTTAGCAAGAGATATCAAGTTGATCGCTTGACTCTATCTTTCTATTTTACATGCAGGGCAGGTCAGTATTGACCATTCTATCATACGAAAGATAGTCCCTGCTCCATTATTAAGGGGGTATTGATGAAATATGACAACTTATTAGATGAATGGTGTGCAGGTGGCAATAGATGCCCTTTGCCATCGGATATGATCCACTCTATGAGAAATCAAGAATGTACTGAATCAAGAAGAGAGAGACAACAAAGAATGATAGATCATGGGGAAGTTGATCCAGATTATTTTAATCGATAATAAATAGGAGGTATTTAATTGAAATACTATCCAAGAAACTTACTGCTAATTGCAATTGTGATTAGCATCATAACTTATCAAGCTATTACAATTCAACAAAAAGATCAAAAGATAATAAGCCAAAAAGTGAAATTAGAAAAGGCTAACGAAAATATTAAGCTACTTAACGATGCGGTAATGCTAGTCGGTGTCGGGGGTGAAGGGGAAATATCAAATTACGCTCAGGTAATTCTTAATAGAAAAGGAGTTAACCAAAAATATGACTGGCGTTTCCCTGATCTTGAATTTCCTTTGAAAAAAGATACGACTTATATAACTAGCGAGTATAATGATATACGCTATAATGCAAAATATGATTATAAGTTCAAGATTAAGAGTGTCGATTTGAAATGTATCGATAATCTTAGAGTGAAGGCCAGTATTACAGGTATTTGCCATATAATGAATAATGAAGACTATGGCAATCAAATTATAATTGTAAAAGAAGAAACTAAAGAATGTATATTATATGGGCATCTTGATAGAGTTGATGTAACTGAAGGTCAATTAGTAGAAAAAGGTCAGTATATAGGCATAGTTGGAAATACCGGACATTGTTTAATTTTCGACTTTAGGCAGGCGAAATGGCGAGAGATAACTGAAAGCGAGAGGCTTCAAGGATTTGGAAAGCATTTAGATTTTGAATACCGAGTCAATGGTGTTCCGCAGAACGTATTTTCAAATAGTATTTTAGGCAATGATGTATTATAAAAAAAGGAGAAAATATGAAAAAAAACGAGATAAAAGTTAAAAAATGTGATTTAGAAAAAATAGAAGATTTAGACTTTGAGTTCAAATCATATAGCCAAACCATTAAATTTCTTTCAATAGCATCCCAAACAGCGAGAAAAAAATTATGGGATTATATAGAGAAAGAATATAATCTTAATACTACAGATTTTAGTTGGAAATATGAGGATGGTAAAATAATAAGATTAGATAAATGATGTATTGTGATTAATAAGCCCGATTCATCACGGGGAAGTGTCGGGCTTTATTTAAGGGGGAAACGTGGAAATAAATTTAAAAGAGATTAGAGATAAATATCCAGAATCTGAAAAATTGTTTTGGAAATGGTTATATAAAAATAGGACAGGATATGAAGCTAAAGATGAAGATATATTATATATAAAAAGAGATGTTAAAGATATTTGCTATTGTGATCTTGAAAAGTTCTTTGATGATAATGGGATAATAATTGAAATTAGATTAATATCTGGTTTTTGGTATGGATTTATTGAAAATCAAAACAAACAAAATTATATTTCTAAAATAGATAATATTAAGACAAATCAAATAGATTGCACACGATCGTATAATTCTCGTCAAGAAGCAAAACGACAAGCAATATTAAAAGCCTTTGAAATATTAAACAATCAACTAGAGGTGAAACAATGAAAAAAATAGATACAGACGGTTATAGAGAAAAAAAAGACCTCTTAGATATCCAAGAGGATAATAAGCGAAAGCATAACACTATAAAAGCCAATTATGAATTATACCCAAATGAAACATTAAAAGAACAATTTAAAACCATTTACGAACATTACATTAACGGAGTTAAACAAAATGCGTGAAGACTATACAACAAATCAAATAAAAAAACACATAGTAAATGCAGAAAAAACAACAGTAGACAAAAGCAATTCTGAGTTCCTATTCACTCGAAGCTACATTGACTTCAACGGTGGGAAAGAATCCATTACAGTAATACTGGGAGTAGACTACTTGGCAAGCACTTTCAAAATTCTGCCGATCAAGGGTGATATGTTTAATTTCAATTACTGCAAACATGAAAGTATAAGCATGCACAAAGCAATATTAACCGTAATGGCTGAGGCATATGAGTTCGGAGTTAAGGAGATAAGTAATGTTAAGCTATGAGATTAAAGAGAGATTTGAAAAGAGTATACAAAATGATATAGATTGTTACGGAAAAGTAAATGCATTAAAAAAACAAACTATAAATGAGTTTTTTGAATATTTACCAGAGGTAGAAAAGATAGAAAAAGAAAATGATAAATTAATAGAAATTGTTAAATCAGTAGGCGGTATATTATATACATGTATTAAGTTGCTATCTGGCAGCACTTTCGCGCGGAAGTTATAGCTTAAGAAGTAATTGTGATCCCTATTCTCACGGCACCGTATTTATAAAAACGTTACGGTTCTAGGCAGATTATGATAGCAACTATTATTTATAAGGTATTAACATGAAAGATATAACAATTATAGATTTGTTTATCGTTGGTTTGATGTTATTAGGATTACATCATTTTCTCTTATATGTAAGATCAGCGATAAAAGAATATATAAAAGATAAATATAAAAAGTAAGGTATAACATGAAAAACGGCTATTACGAATGTGAAAGATGTCCACGATGGTTTAAAGTAGTTGAAGGTGTCGAAATAGAAGTAAACTATCGAGAGGCTCTAAGATATAATGTTGAACTTATTAAGAAGAAAGATTGTAAGGTTTGCATGGGTAAAAAAAGTAATGCAAGAAAGAACTATGATTATTCACATAAAAAAGTAGTTCAAGATTATGGTAGGTATAAGAGTTTTATATAAAAGAGGGGTTAGTATGTGTTATCAATGCTGGTTAAAAGAAGGTGAGTATAGTATCATCAACAAAAAAACAAAAGAAGCTGCAAGATTGATTTCAAATATATACAAAACAGACGACGGCGTTTGTGGAGGCATAGCTCATATAGTTGTAGACGACTGGAATCTCGGCGATAATAGTATAGATTTTTGTCTCAATGATACGGATGATGTTGATATCTCAAAGCGATGTAAGAACGCCTGTATAAAGGGACTGAAGTATTTGAGAGAATTAACCATAGAAGAGCGTTATTCAGCGATGGCTATTGCGGACGGTATAATATGAACATATTTATTTATAAGATATTACGAATGATATTTTACGTGTCTTTAGGCCTAGCATTAACAACTATCTGCATGGTCAGTGCCGGCGTATCAATAGTTCTATCAATAATGTGGCATAAGCCTTTGCTTGCGTTAATTGCAATACCTGCGTTTTTAGTGTGGTATATATTGTTGCCGTTAATTATAAGGAAGTATTATAATGGATAATACGAATGATGAAAAAGAAGCTGAATTATTTCAAGATGCTTTAGAAGATTACATAGGTAATTTAAAAGATATAGACCCTGAAATTACAAAAATAGTTGATGATAATTTTTGGGACTTATTGTAATGTTATTTAGAATAATAGCGTGGATAATATTTCTATCCCCTTTAATAGCAATAATAGGGCTGATAGTTAGTTTAATTTATTTAGTGAGGTGAATGTGGAAGAAAAAAAGATAAGTGAAGAGTTTGCAAGAGAGATTGTGAGTAAATTAGGTGTAGAAGATATTGTAGTTTATGTCGATTTTGATAGTCAGCTAACAAAAATAGATATTGAAGCCACTAAAAGATGTTTTTATAATAATAAGCTAAAAGATTACATAGAAAAATCACGGGAAGAAGAGATAAGGGAGCTGTTAAAAGAAAATTATGCTCATAATAGAATTTTATTATATAAAGAATTAGTAGACATACTAGACAGCAAGATAAAACAATTGACAAATAAATAGTAAAAGGGTAATATAAAGATATGCTTTATCCGAATAAATATCAATCGTTAACAATATGGCTTGAACCAAGAACAGAAATTGAGAGAGTATTTAGAGTTGGTTTTAATCGCAGAATAAAAAGAATGTGCTATCTATTAGAAGTGTTGCATCAATATAAGGCAAAGAATGATCGTAGACAAGTCTTGCTTCAAAAATTAAACAAAGAGAATGACAAGATGATAAATCTGTATAAAAATAATCATAGATTTGCAAACAATTAATAATAAACTATTTGGGAAGTGTAGGATAAAATGAAATAATGAGAAAGTTTAGCAGGTGTTTTACTCCCGAACAAATAAAAAAAGCCACAGAATTAGCAAGTCAAGGATGTACTGTAAAAGTGATCTGTGATTCTATTGGTATATGTGAAGCTGTATATTATAAGCTAAAAGCTGAATATCAAAAAGAGGACAGCACTTATGAGTTTACGGAATCTGAAAAAGAGTTTGTAGAGAAAGTTACAGCCGGTATAAATGAATCATTTGTTGCAATGGAAACGTGTGTTTTCGGGGGATGCCTTACAAACCCCAACTTAGCACTAGAAACCCTGTCAAGACGACGTGCTAGAGATTGGGGGCGTAAAGACTACCAAAAGATCGATGCCAATGTGAAGTCAAGCAATACGCATAACATAGACTATTCCAACCTAACGGAGGATGAGGCAAAAGAGCTATTCAAGAAAAAACAGGAGGAAATGAAAAATGAAAAATAAACTTATGCTTTTGCTATGTGATTTGGCTAGAACGAAGTCCGATCTGATAGTTTTTTATAAGATGAAATATTTAGAAAAGAGAAAGCATAAAAAAACAATATCTTATTTAGAGGATAAGAGTAAACGTTTAGTGCAAGATATCGTTGAGTTTATGTCTCAGGATACTTACATAAAAAATAAATATTTACAATATAGAGTATTAGACATTACGGGAGAGTATAACAGTCAATTATTATTTTACCTGTCTAATAAGGTTATAAATTTATATGATTTAATAACGGATTATGCAAAATGACAAGTGAAGAAAAGATTAGACACATAAAAAAA